CGGCAGCGGCTATAGGTCCAATTATATTAGCAGTAGTTACAGTTATAACAACACTAGTTACTATTTTTGGCGGTCTATTAGTAACTTTAGCGGCAGGAATAGGAATTTGGGCTATGTTTGCACCAATTATTGTTACGGTTGGGGCGGTAATGACTGCTTTAATTGCAATTGTTGCCGGTTTAGTGGCGAGTTTCATACATTTATGGAAAACTAATGATGAATTTAGAGAAAACGTTTTGCAGACCTGGGAATATTTAAAAGAAAAAGGAAAAGAAATTTTTAATAATTTAAAAGAAATTGTAAAAGTAGTATTAGAAAAAATTAAAACTTTTTGGCAAAATCACGGGGATAAAATAATGTCAATTGCTGAAAAAGCGTGGAATTTAATACTAACTATCATAAAAACTGGAGCAAATTTTATATCTAATGTTGTTAAATTAGTTTTAGCAGTAATAAAAGGCGATTGGTCCGGGGCATGGTCAGCAATGAAAAGTATTTTAAAATCAGCATGGGCAGTAATAAAAAATTTATTTAAGGCTGGAATGAATGCAAGTTATGCAATTATGGTTGCATTAAAAAATAAAGTCGGAGACGCTTTTAAAGCAATGGTTAATAAAGCAAAATCAAACGCAAAATTGTTAAAAAATGCACTTAAAGCAGGAATTGACGCCGCTTTACAACTTATAAAAAATAAATATAGTGTTTTTAAAAATGCAGGTGCGAAACTTTGTTCGATGATTGCCTCCGGCATAAAATCAGCAGTCGGAAAAGTAACCGGAGCGGTTTCAGATTTAGCCGGGTCTATAAGAAACTTTTTACCATTTTCGCCAGCTAAAGAAGGGCCTTTAAGTGATTTAGACAAATTAAATTTCTATGATTCAATAGAAAAAAGTTTAAACAGTGCAAAAAATAAATTATCCGTTCCAGTAACGGCGGTTGCGGAAAAAATCGCAGGGGGGTTAGTTACAGATATATCAAGTACTTTAGGCAATACAGGAGAAACAACAAATAATAAAAGCATGAATATATCAGCAATAAATATCTATGGTGCTAGTGATACATATACCATGTTACAAGAATTACAATCAACCCTTAAAAGATATTCGGGGAGGTTGAAATAAATGTTAACTGTTAAAATAGGTAATGAATATTTGCCGGTAAACATAGTAATAAAAGCCGGGTCATTAGACATGAATCAAGCCGAAGCCGGGACCATCTCGGTTTTAAGCTTTACTTTAATAAATTTAAATAATAACGATTTTATATTTGATAATATCATCGGTAGAGAAATTAATATATATGAAAATGGAATTTTGAAATATGGCGGACAACTTGACGAACCATCAATTCGAGAATTAAAAAGAAGTCCTATCGTTGAAACAAAACTAACTTGCGTTGATTGGCATTATTTAACAATTAAAAGAAATTTAAATCAAGCTTATAGAAGGCAATTAATATCTGAAATGATAAAGCAAATGATTGACGACAAGTTAGCGGCAGACGGCATTTGGTATGATGACGACTCAATTAAAGAAACAACCGGGCTTTATGTTGCTATTAATTGTGATTATGCAAAATGTCAAGATATTTTTGATACATTAGTTGATTTAATCAATTGGCAATGGAAAATAGGACCAGATAAAAAGTTTTATCTTAATGATAAAAAATCGGATATTTCAACAACTAAATTGATTGAAGATGTAACAAATTATATTCCAAGTTCTTTAATAATTACGCCGGATAGGTCAGAATACAGAAACAGACAAATATTAAAAGATGTACATGCCGTCACAACTGAATTAATCGAAAAAGCAACGCCAACGCCTGATAATGATAATACTTTCATTGTTAGATTTCCGTTGAATGCTAAGCCTAAATTATATATAACAAATACATTCCCGGAAATCTACGAAAGTCAATTAGTTGACTCGGCACAGATTGGAATAAGTGGAATTGATGAAGGTTTGCAATATTATTGGAATGAAGACAGTAACACAATCACAAAAGACCAAGACGGCGACGAAATACCAACGGGGTATATTTTGGCAGTCAAATATTTTGGAAAATATCAAATCAATGTTATAAGTCAAGATAGTTCCGAAATAGCAGAAAGAGCCGCAATTGAAGGAACTAGTGGAGTATATGAAGAGGTTGAAAGTGGTGCGGATATAGTTGGTTTAGATATTGCAGAAGATAAAGCAGACGCACTAATAGAAAGGTATGGACATATAGCAAAAAAAATTCAATTGAGTTCATATAATATTGATTGGGATATAGGACAGGTTGTAGATGTGATTTTGCCAAGAAGAAAAATAAATTCTTTAACTAGTGAGGGGAACGGCTATTTAGTAACAGAAAAGAAGTTTAGAACAAACGGAAAATTAATTTTAAGGCAATATACCTTAATGGACGGGTCTGCTATTGGTGGGTGGATAAAATACTTTAGTTCGTTTTTAATGGGCGGTAAAGATTGGAGCTTAAGGGAGGACGTAACCGTGTCAATACCAATAGAAGTCAATGAACCGGTCGACAATGCCGGAGTTGTAAATTTAAAGTTATTAACTGCATTATATCCAAGCAATACACTTTATCCAAGCAATACGCTTTATCCAGGAACAATTACTAATACCGCAACATATTACGATTAAGGGGTGATATAGTTTGAAAATACATGAAAATATACGAAATATTGGAGAAATACAAATAATTAAAAAAAATACAAAAACCGGCCGAATAAAAAAGATATTAAAATTTAATCGCTTAACCGATATTGCATTAAATCAATTAATTAATGTTTATTCGGGAACTTGTGTTAATATGGTTTCGGCTTATGTTGCTTTTGGAGACGATGACACGGCAGTTAGTGATTCGGACGAATCATTATATAATGAAGTTTTTAGAGTTCCAATCATATCAAGATTAAAAAGTGGAACAGGTCAACAAACATCAAGAGCTATATTACTTGATTATGAACCGGATTTTTCACCATACAGTGGAGAAATTGAAATAAAAGAAATGGGTTTTTTTGTTGGCACATCTGCTCAACCTTGGAATGACGGAGAAGGAAAAGACACCGGTTTAATGTTATCACGCATTATTTTATCTGGAAGCGACGGCGACAAGTTGAGTGATGAAGAATTAGAAATAACAAGAATTGACACAATGTCGAGGGGGTAAATTATGAAATTTGTTCAAGATTTTAAAATAAAAGAAAACAAAAAAATTGATGATGAATTAAAATTAAATATTAAAGCTTCTTTTTATTTGGCTTATTTAGACCAAATATGCGACAAATTAGACTTTAGTATGAAAGAAGTCGAAACGGAAGAAGACGACAAAAAAATTAAGGTGATTCGTTGCAGTATGGAAATGATAAAACCACCAAGCAAATTAACAATTGATAGAACAAAAACAAGAAATAAAGGGAGTCACGAAGAAAAAATAACTAATAGAGAAGAAGATTATATAAAAAATATTGAAAAAGAAATTAAGAAAGAAACTAAAAAAGAAATTAAAAAAGAAGGTGTTTAAATGGCTGAATTTGGGAAATTTACAGAATTGACTTTTGTAAATGGTACAACTCCGGCGATTAATGCTGATAACTTAAATGAATTAGAAAGGGTTATAGCCTTAACTGATGAAGAATTAAGCAGAAGTCAAACAATTTGTTTTAGTGATTATGCAGAATTGTTATATAACAACAATACAAAAACTATTGAAGATTTTGAAGATGAAGCAGAGTGGACGAATGCCTATTCTTCAACATGTACTTTGTCAAATTCGTCGTATTATAATACGATTGGTCCGAATGCAGTTGTCGTAACAGAAGACGACGACACGGGCGGATTTATAGGCATGTATAAAACTATATCATCAATTGACTTGACTGAGTTTAATGATGGTTCAGCGTCTTCAATAGATGATTGTATTGTATTTTTGTTTTACATTGAAAATTCTAGTTTATTAACAAATATTCAATTTCGAATAGGAACGGATTTTTCAAACTCTTATTTAATATCATTTACAGGTTTGGCAAATGGTTGGAATGTTAGATACCCACAAAAATCAGATTTCACAACAAATGGAAGTCCGGCAGGTTGGGACGATATAACATATTTACGTTGTGTTGGGTATACTCAAAACACGGCGTCTGGCGTTTTTGTGTCGTTTCAATATATACAGCTTTTAAGACACGACCCACTTTATAGCGGATATGCTAATTTTTCGCAATTAGAACAAGATATCGGTTATGGTAACATGTTTGATATTTACCATGATACATGGACGATTATCCGTGATATTTCACCTAATTTAAACAGATTCGGTTTTATGTATTTAGATACACAAGATTATAACGATGCTTTAAGTGTCTATGAAGATTGTATTAATTTTATTGCGAAAATAGAAATGTATCCAAAACATGCAGGGGTTACTAATTCAATAGCATGGTTTGTAGATGCAAATAATTTTTGCGAATTATATATTCAAAGTCATGTTTTAACTTTGAGAACCTATAAAGCTGGGGTCTTAGAATCAACAGCAACAGACATATTAACAAGTAATTTGGATAAAAACGAAAGAATATTTTTATATTTTGAAAAAAGAGGACAAAATTTTAAAGGTTACGCAAAAAAAGGCGGCGAACGTTTAAGATATGTAAATTTAGTTACAACTATTTCCGCCGATACGGCTGGAGATATCCGGGTCGGGGGAGTCGCTCAATATTCACAAAGCTTAATAACTGATATTACTGTTAGTTCAAACCCTGGAAGTTTAAGACTAGAAAACGATGGTAATTTTGAAGTAATAAAAAAGACTGAGGTACAAGAATTTGATAATAACACTTTAGAAGATGTTGACGACATGAAAGTAAAATTAAAACCAAACTCAGTTTATCAAATAACCGCTTATTTATCGGCCAATAACGACACAAGTGCTACCCCAGACATAAAGACGTCGTGGGATTTGACAGGTGATGGGGCAAGCCAATTGACCACAAGGCACGGAGTGGGACCGGCTCTTTCAATGACAGATAATGAAAATTGTAATAGTGTATTAAAAATCGCTAATTTAGCCGCAACTATTAGCTATGGAATTGAAGGAACGGGCAGTGCATCAAGTATAAGGGAAACATTTCTCGTTAAAACAGAACAAGACGGCGGCGAATTACAATTACAAGCGGCACAAAATACAACGGACGGGTCGAACCCTTCCACATTATCGGAGAATTGTTTTATGTTAGTACAAAAGTGTTGTTAAATAGTTTGTTTATATATTATAATATATTAATAAGTAAATGTTAGAAATGCAATAATAAGGAGTTAAACATGGACGAAACAACAGAAATAATAATTAATAATTTTCATGAAGATATCAAAGATATTAAAAAAGATGTTAATACTTTACAAGATAAATTTGATAATTTGCAAGTTTTAATTTTAAGTGAATATGTAAAAGAAAAACATTGCAAAGATAATTTAAAAAACATTTCGGATAAAATAAAAGATAATAGTGAAAACAGTTTAAAGAAAATTACAATCATTTGCACAACTATTTCAAGCATAGCCGCCATCATTGCAGCACTAGTAACAAGCAATATAACAAAATGAACATAAAAAAAGCCGGAAACACAAACCGGCTTTTTTTTATTAAAATAAAGTAAATTGATTATGTTTTAATTATAGCATTGTAACCGTCTTTTTTCAACTTTTCGACAAGTTCTTTTGCATTTTCTTCTTTTGAAAATGCCCCAGCTTGTACATAATATTTGACCGTTGTTGTTGTTTGTTCTTTATAAGTTTTTCCGAAAAAGTCGCAAATTCCCTTTGCAATTTCTTGACTACATTCCTTTCGAAATGCCGTCGATTTCATTAAAGCCGATTCGGTCTTATTATCCATAAACCCACATTCACATAAAACAGCAGGCATAATTGTATACTTTAATACATAGAATTTAGCAGTTTTAACGCCTCTGTTATTTTGTTTTGTTCCCTTTATTAACTGATTATGTATTTTTTCGCATAACTTTTTCCCTTCAACGCTCCCAGGGTAGGAGTAAGTTTCTATACCACTAGCTTTAGTTTGCCATTCGCCAATATAAGCATTAAAATGTATACTAACAAAAATATCGGCATTTCCTTTATTTGCCCTATTACACCTATCTGCCAAGCTATTATCATCTCTAGTAGGTGAAACGTCAACAATTTTAAAACCGTTATATTCTAATTCATCTATTAGATATTCTTTTGTAAAGTGGTTGAAAAAATTTTCTTTGTATCCGTCCGGTGTTCTTTTTCCGCTTGTTTTTAATCCGTGACCATCATCAACAGCTATTATTTTACTCATTTATTTAACTCCTTTCAATTTAATATTAATTATTTCTTTGTGTATTTTGTGGATAAAATTGTTGATAACTCGTCAACATTTTTTCTTAAATTATAAAGCTTTATTTCAAGTTCTTTTGCATGTTGGAAACTATCTTTTGTTATTTCTAAAATTTCGTCCTTTTCAGAAAAAACTTTTTTTAAAGCTTTAAAATAAAGTATAATTGAAATAATTAAAATTAATGTTAATACAATTATAATACATAAAGTTGTAATTAGTACAGTATCAAACATTTTGTTTAACTCCTTTCTTTTTATTCGGTCTTTTTGCATTTTCCACAATAAAAAAAATTGATTGAAATAATGATAATTCTTTGCCATCAATTTCAATCAATATACTTTTTATATTTTTCTTTTTGATTGAATCAATGTAACATTTCCGCAAATTATCACTTTTTACTTTACTTTTGTAAATGTTTGTTTTAAAAATAATTTCATCTGTCATTTTTGTTTAACTCCTAATTTTTTTTTAGGGTTTTTAAAAGATATGTCTTAGAATGTATTTTTTTTGAAATATTTATTATTTATTTTATAATATTAGTTGTTTAACTCCCTAAGTAAAAACTATTATATCATGCTTTATCATAAAATTTAATATTGAAAAATAAATTTAATATTAAAAAAGTGTATACTTTTGCATGCAAATGATATATAATATAGACATGAATAAAAAATATAAATTTATCGGAGGTATTAACAAATGGAAAATATAAAACATTTTGAGGTATTAAATAATATTAACGTAAATGACAAAATAGAAAAAAAAGATAAATTAACTTATTTATCATGGGCTTGGGCATGGTCCGAAACCAAAAAAAGATATCCCAATGCTAGGTATGGAATAGAAAAAAACGAAAATAAAATGCCTTATTTTTACGACGATTTAACTGGGTATGTGGTTTATACTTGGGTTGAAATAGAAAATATTAAACACGAAATGTGGTTGCCAGTAATGGACAGCAAAAATAAAACAATGTTTAAAAATTCGTATAAATATAAAACAAAGTACGGGGAAAAAACAGTCGAAAAAGCGACTATGTTTGACATAAATAAAACTTTAATGAGGTGCTTGACTAAAAATCTGGCAATGTTTGGGCTTGGGCTGTATATTTATAATGGTGAAGATTTACCAGAATCCGAAAACAAAGACTATGTTAATAAATTATGGAAACAAATTAAAGTTAACAAACAAAAGTCAAAAGATATTATAAAAGCCTTGTATGAAAAATACAAGGGTGATTACTCAGAAGCTTTAAAATCTTTGGGAATATTCAATATTAATTCATTTGATGAAATTGACAATTCAATTGAAATAGATAATTTATATAATACTTTGATAAAAATAAAAAAATCGGATAAAAAAGAACAAGTTAAAAAACCAGAAACAAAAGAAACTAAGCAAGAAACTAAGCAAGAAACTAAAAAACCAGAAGTTAAGAAAGAAGAAAATTTAAATACTAAAGATATAGAAGAACTTGAAATATTAGCAAAATCAAAAATTTCAAATTATAATCATATTGAATTAATTGATTTTGTTCTTGTTAAATTAAAAGAAAAAAATCAAACTAGTACCAACTTAAATAGTATTCCAAGAAAATATTTATCAGTTATAAAAAATATGATTACAATGTATAAAACAAAAAAAGAACAAGCAACATTAAAAGCAAAAGAAAATAATTCAAAAAATAAAAAACCGGATAAAAAAGAACCTGAAACAAAAAAACAAATTAATAAAAACAATCCGCCAGATATGAAAGACAGACCAGAAACAAAAGATTTTTAATTAAATAAACAAATGTAAAACGCTTACTTGACATATATATTGCTACGTGGTAATATATATGTCAAGTAAGTATTATTATTTTATCGGAGGTATTTATATTATGAAAAAAGATATTAAAAACACTTTAAAAGTTGAAATAGAAAGAGAAATATATAAAAGCGAAAAAGGCGATTATATTATTTATTCGGCAGTAATTAAAGAAGATTATAAAGATTTAAAGTTGTGGGAACATCAAGAAATAAGTGTAAAAACAAATGGAATCGAATTAACAAGAGGACCTAAGGAAATTACCGGAATTATAGGTAATTACCAAGGTAAACCAACAATAGAATTTTATTATGAAGAATTCAACCCAAATACAAGATATTCACAAGTGAATATCTTAACAACGATTCCTGGCATTGGTGAATTTAAAGCGAATAAAATTTTGGATAAATTGCCCGAAGGTGCAACAATTGAAAATTTTAGAGATAGTAATTTTAAAGTTGAAGGAATAACAGAAGAAAGAGTGGAAGACATAAGAAAAAGTTTAAATTTTTTCGATAATATGGTTGTTTTGAAAGAATTAAATTGTATTTTAGGGCGTGAAATGAGTCAAAAAGCAATTTCTAATTTATCAGAGCAAATTGAAACAAGTAACACAACAATAGAAGAATTTAAAACTAAACCTTATGATATTTTAATAAAGGAAATGCACTATTCATTTTTAAAAGCTGATAAAATCGCCCTAACTTTAGGCGTAAAATACACAGATGGGATAAGGTTAAAATATCTTATGGAATACATTGTTAAAAAAAACCTTTTACAAGGTAGTTGTTATATTGAATTAAATAGTTTTATTGAAATATTAAGAAAAGAAAAATTATTTAATAAATATTCAGAAGAAACAATATTAAAAATGATTGATAGAAATGACAGATTATATTTAGATGAAAATAGATTATATGATATTTTAACATATATTAGCGAAATTGAAGTGGCAGCATATATCAAAAGAATTGCAACACAAAATATTTTTAAATATAAAGAAAATGAAATTCAAGATTTAATAAAAGATTTTGAAAGTCTTGAAGGTTTTAAACTTCATAAAACTCAAAAAGAAGCGGTAATAAATGTTGTAAATAATACTTTTTCAGTAATAACAGGAGGGGCAGGAACTGGAAAAAGTACTATAGTTAAATGTATTGTATATTGCTTAAAAGAACTTAGAAAAAGATGTATTTTAACAGCACCGACCGGCAAAGCGGCACGTAGATTAAGTGAATGCACAAATGAAAAAGCAAGTACTATTCATTCTTTTGTATTAAATGAATATACAAGCGGAAACGTAAAAATTGTTGATGAAAGTTCAATGATTGACTTGTATTTATTTTCTGATTTAGTACACAAAGTGAAATATTATGACAAAGTAATTTTAGTTGGAGATGTTAACCAACTATCAAGCGTAGGGGCAGGAAACATATTAAAAGATATTATAAATAGTGGTTGTGTAAAAGTTATAAAATTAGAAAAAACTTTCAGACAATCAAAAGACTCTAATATAATTAAATTTGCAAATGATGTTATAAAAAACAAACCATTTGAAATGGTAAAAGCTAAAGATTTTGTTGTTAGAGAATGTTATTCACCTAATGAATATATTCAAGTTGGTTTACATTATTATGAAAGATTGAAAAATAAATATAAATCAAGTTTAGATAAATTTTACAATGAAACACAAATGATAATTCCATTTAAAGGCAAAGACGATTCAAGAGTTGAAATAAAAGTAAATTATTTTAATAAATTAATAAAAGAAAAATATAATCCAAAAACTAATAATGATTGGTTTAAATTTGATGTAAATGACAAAGTTATGAATTTAGAGAATGACGCCGAACTTGATATATATAACGGCGAAGTAGGCAGAATAACAGAAGTTAACAAATCATATTTTAAAGTATATTTTCATTCTTTAGATAGAGAAGTAACCATAATAAAAAATATTGAAAATATGAAACGTTTTCAACTTGCGTACGTGTCAACGGTTCATAAATTGCAAGGTAGTGAGTATAAATATGTAATAATGGTAGTTCCAGATAAAAGTTTTTTTTTAGATTCAAGGCTTTTATATACTGGAATGACAAGAGCAAAAGAGGCATTAGTATTATTAACCAATAAAGAAAATCTTTATCCAGTAATCAAAAGAACTAATGCAGATAAAAGAAATACATATTTAAAAGAAAGAATTCAAAAAGAATTTGAAAATATAGAAAAAAGAAAATATCAAGCAATATAAAAAACGGGGGATAATTCCCCCTAAAATTTCAAGGTCAAAACATGGATATATATATTATAACAATAAAGGAGAATAAAAAAATGATAACAAAAAATGATGAATACAGGAAATTAATAAACCGAATAAAATATAAAATTCGAAAAGAATTAGACAATGATTTTGAATCTAATTTAATGATAATTGTTGATTCTAAAGAACAAGAAAATCAGCATATTATAAGAGACATTCAAAAAAGAAATTTGTTTTATTCGGAAATTAATTTAAAATTTGGCGATTATAGTTTTTATTATGATGGCGTTGACTATACCGACGAATTTTCAATTGAAAGAAAAAACGGGATTGATGAATTAATAAGCTCATTAATTGAAGGAAGGTTTGAAAGAGAAATTAAAAGAGCAGTAAGAACCGACAACAATTATTTTGAAATACTTGTTGAAAATGGTTCGATGATAGATATTCTTGAGGGTAATTTTCGAAATAATGAACATATTACAGCAGAGAAAAAAAAGAAATCAATATCAGTTGAACAAATAGTGCCATTGATTCATAGTAGACAAATTGAATACAACATGCCTATAACATTTATAAATAGATATAATATGTTTAACTACATTTTAGGGAAAATAAAATATTATTTAAGATATAGAATGTTAAAAGATGAATTAAAAATTAATTACAATATAGAATATAATAACAGCATATATTATTAATAATATGATAAAATATTAATTAACAAACGTCCCCGTAATAACTAATCAAAATCAAAATAAGTCTTAACGGCTTATTTTTTTTATACTTTTAAAAGTGTTGACAAGTATATACTTTTTGAAATAAAATAAAACAAAAGGAGGTTCAAACAATGAAAAAGAAAATAAAAATTAATAGAAGTTATAAAATTGAAGAAGATTTATATTTAGAAATAAAAAAAGCTTTTGACAAAAAAAATATGAAAATGGGAACGTATATTCGAAATTGTTTGATAGATTTTTATGAGAAAGAGAGGGGCAAAGATGAATAATTTTGAAGATGTTTTTAAAAAAATTAAAATAATGTCTTGTGATACTGAAATATTAAAAGATTATTTTAGTTTTGGATTTAAAATCTTAGGACCTAAAAGAAAAAAATTAGAAAAAGAAAATTTAAAATATTATGGAAACAATAAATATATTTATGAATGTTTGAATGATTCCGATTGCATTAAATTTGCTTCTTTTTATTCGGAATATCTTAAAAATAATACAGTTCAAATATATTACAATGCACAATTTGACGAATGTATGATTGATATATTATTAAATGAAGTTAAGAACAATAAAACAAATATCATTTCAACAATGAGAGAAAAAGCAAGTTTAATTTGTAGTGGAAATTTAAATTATTGGAAGGATAAAGAAAGACAATTAACAAAAGATTTTTGTATCGTTGACGCTCCAACGGTCGGGGGTAATGTTTTTCATGATAGAAAAAATGATATCGTAAGGCCTAAATGTAGTTTGAAAAAAATTCAAAAAATATTATGTAATAAAAGTCTTAAATTCGACTTTTCAAAATATGAAACTATAGGGCAAATAAAAAAAGATAATAAATTAGATTTATTTATTGAATATTCTTTACATGATTTAGATTCATTAGAATTATATATTCTTACATTTTGTAATAATGTATTTGAAAATAGATATAATTTTCTCAGTCCTTTTAAAATAGACCAAGTAAAAAATTATAAAATGATATTCAATAATAATACAACATACTTATTTAATTACATATCAAAGGTGGTTGAAAATAATGATAAATCAATTAAAAAATAATAGATGTCATTTGTGCGGTTCAAAACTATTAATCGATGAATCAAGCATTATTAATTCCGAAACTTTTAATTTCGCTTGTAGTAACCAAGATTGTAAATTCGCGATAGGCTACAACGAATATATAAAAATTTTAAAAGAAGAAGAAATAAAAAAAAGGATTGAATATAAAAAAATGTTGGAGGATTAAAAAAATGAAAAAATTTAAATTAGATATAGCACCAAAGAAAATTTTAATAATTACAACAATTATTATTAGTGCATTTTTTTTTACAAGTATAGTATTATGCTCGATTGGTGGTTTGCTTGTAGAAGACACAGAAGAGCCAACAAGCACAGTTAAAACTACAACAGTTAAAACTACAAAAGAACCTCAAAAAACTAATAATAATATTGAAATTTGGAAGGTGGCATATAATGAAACTTATTCAGAATATTTTAATAAAATTGAATACCTGGAAGATGAAAAAATGTTTTGTTTTTATCCGAATAAAGAAATGAAGGAAAGCATTTTAATACTTGCTTCAACAAAAGGAGAAGAAACAGAGTTAAAAGATAGTTGGTATAACATGTTAGAAGGATTTAAGGAAGTAACAAAGGAAAATAAACATATAATAGCTATTGTTAACCCTTATAATGAGGAAAATTTAATTATGATAGTTGATAACGGAAATGTATTATATAGTGAATTTTAAATAAATTTTAAATAAAGGAGAATAAGAAAATGAAAGTGTATATAATTGTAAATTCAAAAGGTGAAATTGTTAAAAGTAATCAAAATAAAAAAGTATTTCATGATATAAGAGGTGTAAAAAATTCAATGTTAACTAATATTAGAACTAATAATTTTAATTATTCCGGTTGTGAAATTAAAGTATATGATTTAGTCGAAAGTAAAGAAAAAATAGATATAAATAAAATTATAAAATATTATGAAAGAATATATAATTAAAGAAAGGAGAATAAAAAAATGAAAAAATTAATTGAAGTTTTAACAATTATTGCGGTTATTATATTTTTAGTTTATAAATTCCCTCAAGAAATCGGAACAGGTTTAGCGGTTATATTCATATTATATATATTTACTAATGTATCGGACGGATTAAGCAGAGCATCAGCAAAATATAAGAAAGTTAAATAGCAAAATAAGTTATTCGGGAAAACCGGATAACTTATTTTATTTAACAAAATTAGTTAAAAATTCTAATAGTCAAATCATGTTAATTAATGTATAATACCATTGTTTAACTCCTTTCTAACAAATTAGAACGGAAAATAAAAGACTAGATATGATTCTAGTCTTTTATTAGTTTCTTTTAGTACAAGTTCCAACGGTTTTTATAATATTCATTTGATTTTTTATTTCGTACCATTTATTACGGCTTAAATTAAATTTTTTTCTTATTCGATGTACTTTTATAGTTTCATTTACTTTATAATTCTCAATAATATAGTTTTCTATAGTATGAATTAATTTGTTTTTACTCAGATTATTATTTGATGGATTATTTATATTATAATTATCATCTGATAATTCTTTTATATATTTTGCTTCTAAATTATTTAAATTTTTTAAATCGCAAATTTCTATAATTTCAAATGTAAATCCAGTATATCCAAATCTAATAAAATCATTTTGTAATTTTTTGTTTGAATGTCTATTATCCATTAAATCATTTAAATGTTTATTCCACCTAATTAATATTTTTTCACTTTTCCCAATATATTTTTTATTATTATATTTATTTGTTATTTGATAAATTCCTATCATTATTTTTTATTTCCTCTCTTATTAATCTAATAATTACTTTTGTCATATTTTTATCATTATCATTGCAATATTTTTTGAATTTTTCTTTTAATTCATCTGATACTAAAATTCTAATTTGATTCATTTTCAAAACCTCCTTTTTAATATATTAACATATATTGCAATTTATTGCAATAAAAAAAGACCTTTTAAGGCCTATTTTACTATTTTAAATTTGTCTTTATTTTCAATATGTTTTCTTTCTAATCTTTTATTTTTATTAACGAATGCACTTTCTAAATTATGAATAATTTTATCCTTCCATTCTCTATCATTTTTAATATTAAATTTTTCCCTTAATTCTTTTACTTTTATTTTGTCCCCACTTTTATAATTTAAAATTATGTACTCGTCTATATTTTTTATTTTGTCCTCATGTCCTGAGTTTTTGTCCTGAATTTTATTTTGTCCTGAGTTTTTGTCCTGAGTTTTTATGTCCTGAGTCTTGAATTCTTTTATATTAATTTTGTCCTCAGTTTGTCTTGTGTCCTGTGTTTTTTGTTCTAGGACGTTTTCGGGATTTTGAGGACTTGCTGTTATAACAGGGGTTGAAACTTTTTTTGTCTTGGTTTGTCCTTGTCCTGAGTTTTCATGTCCCAAGACATTATTATTTATTTTTTTATTCGGTTCTTTGTCCTGGGCTTTCATGTCCTCATTTTTATTATATCCTGTCCTAAACTTATTTTGTATTTGTCCTGAGTTTTCATGTCCTGAAATTTTGAGGACGTTTTTATTTTGTCCTGAATTAAATTTGTCCTGAATTAAATTTGTCCTGTCCTGGTCCTCAATTATTCCATATTCTTTACATTTATTGTCAATATATTTTTTTGGTTTATATGTTAGCAATTCAAAAATTTTCATTAAATAAGTTTTATCTTGAATTTCAATTTTTTTCCTTGTTGATATTCCAGATATTAAATCACTACCTACGGAAGGAAAAAACATTGACATTAAGTCAATTACTATACAAGATAACCATATCAAAGTCATGTTGGTTAGATTTGACACTAACCATTCGTTATTACTTAAATTTAGAAATGGAATAGCATATAATAAGTCTTGTATAACTTGTGTTCTATCTGATTTATCAAACTGATTAAAAAAACTAATAGTTGATAAAACAGATATTAAAAAACAAATTCTTGTAAACCAAATCAAGGTATAATAGTGTTGTGGTGTAGTTTTATAAATAGTTCCTTTACTTATTGAACCGAATAAAACCATGCCTTGTAATAGTATTATAAAAAGAACTACTACTATTGACAAAGTCTCATTTGTAGTAAGTTGGGAAAAGTACATAATACTTAACCCAGTTGATACGACTGTGCTTAACACAGCAATTAAAATTATTGTTAATCCCAATGTATATCTAATCAATTTACCCATTTTTTTATTCTCCTTCAATCTTTAAATTTTATTTTATAATTACTTCTGCTTATTTTTTCTAATAATCCAAGCTCAAGACATTTTTTTATAAGTGTTTCAGCTTGTGATTTAGTTATATTTAATTCGGTTTGTAGCTCTGGATAAGACTTTGTTAATATCTTATCTTTTGCATTTTCTTTGATGTAATTTTTAAATATTTCTATCTTGTCAGTAATTTTTATTATGCCTGATAAATCGAACTTCTTAACTCCGATTTTTTCGACTATATTTATAACATTTTCTTTACTATAGGACCCCGACTTTTTCTCTATACCACTGAGGAAGAACCGAGACCCTTCTAACCCATCGAAATAGGGCATTTCTAGGCCGTCGAGAGAGTCGGAGATTGGGCGTATTTTCGCCATATTTTTGTCTGATTTTGACCCGACTTTCATATTGTCAGGAAATAAGACACTATTTATTTTTTTTATCAAATATGCGTTTTTAATTTGATTTTTTATGTATTTTTTAAACTTTTTTTTGATTGATTTTTTCATTTTTTATCCTTCTTTCTTTTCAAAATTTATTATTTTTGCTTGATTATTTTCAATTATTTTAATTTTCTTTTTATCTGCAATCATTAAAGCTTTTAAAATGATATTATCTTTATTATCCAATGGGATATATACAGATTTAGCTAAAAGGTCAATTGACCTTTCAGAATCATAGAATAAAAATTCGCCTTTTTTCAAATGCGTAGCTTTATAAATTAAGCTTTTTTCATTAAAAAACTTTTCGGCAGTTAAATCTTCTTTCAAATTATGGCTTAAAGTATTTGTAAAGTCTTCACGCCATGTTGACGGATAACCAGTCACGCCAGTATCGCCGACTTTTTGAGCTGTGTGTATTAAATGAATACCCATTGAACGCCCTTGTCGAAGTATCAAAGTTGTAATTTCATCAACTTTATTAAAAAGTTCTTCATTTTTTGATAATTTTAATTTAAATTGGTTTGCCTCATCTACAATCATAAATATAAAATTTAGTTTATTATCTGGATTATTTTTATTAAAAGTTTCAATATCTCTATACTCTGATTTTTCGAAAAAATCGTATCTATCATCGAATATTTTCTGTATTTCATCAATTCCGCTTTCAAATTCTTTGAATTCATTCCTGAAATCAAATCTAATATGTTTTACATTGCTTAAATCTTTATATTGTTTTAATTCCGTGCCTTTTAAATCAAGAGTAAAGACACTTATACTATCATTCCAATACAAAAGAGTTTGAATTAATTGATGTAATGTATTGCTTTTACCTCCTCCACTCCTACCACCTATCAAAAGATGTAGGATTTTTCTAAAATCTTTAATTATAATTTTACTTGTTTTGGGGTCAATTCCGAATAAAAAAGGCAATTCCATATTTTTAGGTTTTTTAACACTTTTAAAAGTGTCTAAAAAGTCATATATTAACGGTTCTTTATCATTAAATATAAAATTTGTTAAACCTGAATCATTATATATATTTAAAAAGCCTTTTTTCATACCTAATTTATATTCAATCTCTTTCTTTTTATTCGGAGTTAATTTTGATATATCAATCCTAAATTGATGTATGGTTTGTATATCGTTTTCCAAACTTCTTTTAAATTCAAATTTAATATCTAAATATTCAAATATTTTAATTAATCTTTCTAAGCTTCCTTTTGCTTCTTGCAAATAATTTTCTGGTTTTTCTTCGGTTTCTTCATTCATATTTTTATTTTCATCTAGAACTATTTCAAATGCTCTATTATTTAAATATTTTCTTTTAATTACTTTTCCACCAATGCAATAACAAATATCTTCATTTTTTATCACAGTTGGAAGTACATTATTAGCATAAAATTTAATTATCAAATTGCCATGACTATTATATTTAAAGTCATAGGCGTAGACCTTTAAATTTTCTGACTTAGGATTATAAAACATTTTTCTTAAATGATGGTTTATTGCTTCTATTTGTTGTTTTCTTTTATTATATTTGTAACTATATTTGATTGTTGGTACAATAAGAGAAGACAAACAAAGTAAAAAGATTTTTGTTTGTTGGTCAACATTTGTCATGTTATTATAAATAAAGCTTATAGTAGCTATTTCAAAACCTAATGTTAATAGTCCGTTTAAATTCAGGCTTAAACGGATTTTTTTAAAATTTTCTTTTGTTCTACAATTTAAATATTCTTTTAAACTTCTGATATTATAAAAAATATCATCTTTTAATAATGCAATATCTTTAAAATCTTGTTTTATATATCTATTTATTATCATTTTTTTTGTCCTCCATTTCTTTATTTAATATAGCTTGATATTTTAAATAAGATAATCCATATTGAAATATTTCAATTATGGAATAATCTAAAAATCCAGAATCAATTTTTAGATTTTCTATAGAATCATACGTTTCAATCATTTTATTAATAAGTTTTGATTTCCTTTTAACTGGATTTAATAATCCAGTATTTTCTTTATTTGCATAAAATGTTATTTTCATTTTTCAATTTTAATCTCCTTTTTTATTTAATAATACTATTATAATACAAAACACCGGTATAATAAAACGTATTTATAGATTTTTACGTTAAATTACACCAGTGTTTTTCATATTTAGTACGTGTATACTTGTCTATACTTTATATTTTTACATATTTATGATAAAATACAATTAATGTTAAAGTTTGTTTTAATATAATTTCATTTGTCTATTTTCAAAAGCTTTTTGCTTGTAATTGTCGCCAACTTCAAAAAGCTTTTTTCCATTGTGGCACATATTACTAACGCATTGACTTTGTACTTTAGGATTAGTAAATGGAATATGTACAAGCCCTTTATTATCAATAAATATTTTCCCTTTTACTTCTGATACATTTTTTGTATTTAAATCAAATTTTCCGTTCTGTGCAATATCTCCGAATATATCCCCGTAATTTAATGTTTGTTCTTTTTTTTCTGGTATTTGTCTAACATTTGTATTGTCATAGTCTTGTAGTAATTCTTGAGTTTCGTCTTCTGGTTTATCAAAATCAAGATTTGATTCTTTTATTTTATTCATATCTAATACAACATACCATTTACTATTTTTCCTTTTTTTCGTTACAAAATATTTTGACTTAGATAATAATTGCTCAAAAGGTCCTTTTCTTGTTTCGAATTCACCTTTGATATCATAAATCTTTAAATATCTTGTGAATTCGGGGAAGATATTTTTTAAACTTACATAAACTAAGTCATTTTCAAATATAAAATAAGTGTTTAGTTCTTGAGGTAAAAAACTATTACTTATCATTTCGCCAAATGATTCTATTGTTTGTTCGATTAATCCTTTATTTTCGTTTTCGCCTTCTAAATTAAATTCTAGTTGAGAATTTATTATAAATTTCATAGCTGTATTAGTTGATAATAATTTTATATTATTTTCTTTGAATATCTTATAAATTATGTTATATCCTAACGTAGTAACCGCAATATTATTTATTATTCGGTCTGGTATTTTATAATTTTTTGATATTTCATCAATTAACAAATAATAATTTTTTATTAAAAGTTCTTCATCAATATTAAGAGTTTCTTTTAATAAGCTATTCCCCAACTTATTTAAAAGCATTTTATTTTTCTTTAGATATATAAAACTTTTATATCTGTCTTGTGTATGAAATTGTTTTGCAAATTGTAATATCATACATCTTTCCTTACTGGCCTTTTCTTCAAATATGGATTCACCAGTTATAAGTAAAGGTGAATTTATTTTGTATCTTGTGATTGATTGGTCGGCATGGCCTTTAGTGGTTACATGTTTGTCATAACTACTACGGGCTATAGTTCTAACAAATTCTTGCTTATTTTTCGACATAGTCCAAGTTTTATATTCTTCTATGGAAAATGGGATTATGTTTGTTTCAGATAAATTTTTATATGCTCCAAATGGCTTTATATCTGCGGCTATCTCATCGTGGAAGTCATAGAAGATACTTTTAAAAATATGGTCCTTTGTGTCAGTTTTACCGCCACCGGGTTCACCTAGAATTCCAATAGTAGGCATTTTTATATCATTTTTATCTAATATTGGATTTAAAAAACATGCAGACGCTAGAGATATTAAACTATAACTTATCTCTGGAATGTTAAAATCAAACAATTTAGATTCTAAACTTTTACAATCTTCTGGACTTAAAAACTCATTTTTAAAAGTGTTTTTTAAATTAATTGTATTTCTTTTAGATAATAAAAATTTATCCGAATAAACAAAATCTTTATTAAGACATATTCCATTATTGACAAAGTATTTTTCACCGTCTAATTCGTTTATGCCAATAACGTTAGTCCCTTTAACGGTTTGAAATTTTCCTTTATTAATAAATTCTTTAACCCCTTCTAGGTCGTTATCCCCCCCCGCCCAATTAAACCCAGAATATTTTCTAGATATAGCTTTTTTAAATTCTCTAGAATTGGCAAAATTCTTTAATTCTATAATTTCATAACTGGCTTTAATATGACTATGTTTTGACGTAAATAATATTAAATCTTCTACGTCGTCGGTTTCTTCGTTGTATACTCTTTTGACAATCTCCATTTTGAAATTACTGATTGCCTGTGTTTTTTCTTCTTGTGTGTTTGTATCATAACCTACTACTTTATGAAAAGAATTATTAATTACTCTAATTTCTGAAATCATAGTTAAGCACCTCCGGTATTTTTGATGTATTCTTTGATTGCGTTTTCTATTACTTCAATTTTTTTCATATTTTTTTTGTCTGAAATGTAATCTATCATATCTATTACTTTTAAATCCATTCTTAAGCCTACCTTTTTTTTATTTTTATTTGTTGCTTTCATTTTTAAAAACTCCTTTCAAAAAAAGTGATAAAGATATTATATGTCTAGACATTTAATTTGTCTAGTCATTTTTTAGAATTTTTTAATATTTTTTTAGTTGTGTCAAAATGATGCCAAAATGAATGCTGAAAAATGCCAAAGTTTTGGCACGTCATAAATGCAGTGATACCAACACATTCAAACTTTAAAATTGATAAAATGTCAAAATGCCATATATATTTTATACCTGTTACATAATAGGGCAAAAAAAATATATAGGGTATGTTTTATTTTTGGCATTTTGGCATTTTGACATTTTATTATTTTTTTATTAAAATCTATCAATAGCTTACTATTACTATTATATATATATATATATTAGTGTATATTTATATATACATATATATATATAAGTGTCAAAACAATAAAATAAATGCCGTTTTTTTATTTCATTATGCCATTTTTTTTAGTGAAATGCCAAAACCAAAAGAACCGAATAAAGAAAATATTATAGTTTAAAATATTATATTCCAGACTAGAAAAATACATTTTGAAAAGATTAATTTCTTTTTATCCGGAAAAAATATTTTTGTTTTTCTATGTTATAATTATTTTAATAAAAGATTGGAGATTTAAAAAAATGAATTTATTAGAATATATTGATTGGTGTAAAAAAAATGATACTACAAAAATAGTTAATATAAAAAGTTCTGAAACATGCTCAAAAAAGGAAATTTTAGATTATGCAGAATTTTTAAATAAAACTCAAAGAAAAATTATGAATTCAGGACAATTTATATCTGATACAGATATTATGTTGAAATGTAATAATTGTAAATTTAACAAGGAAATGTCTAAAGGTCCATTAACGCAAGGCGGTACACTTACATATACTATAACATGTAAAAAAGAAATGATTTGTTTTAATACTAAATGGAATTCACATATATCAGACTTGCCATGTTATGGCTAAAGAATTATATTATTTTAGAAAAAAACTCGGATTATGTACAAGATGTGGCAAAAAAGCGTATAAAAATTTTTCGCTATGTCTTGATTGTAGAGACCAACACAATTATTTGAATAAAAAGTATCGGGAAAAATTGGACAATACGTATTATAAAAATAGATACGAAAAAAATAAAAAATACTCAAAAGAAAATAACTTGTGTATTAAATGTTTAAAAAATAAAACTGAAAATTTTAAAATTTGTGAAGAATGCAGAAAAAAAATTAGAATAAGAAAAATTAAAAAAATGGGTATTAAGTATATTTAAAAAGGAGAATAAAAAAATGTCAGAATTAAAAGAGTTAAAAAATGATTTAGGGACAAAAGAATTTACAGAAATATTATATAATGAAAATTCAGTAAAATATAATGCTCCACACGAATATATAATTAAACGTGCTTTAAGCAAAAATTATGTATTAGCTACAATTGACTTTCAATGCGGACCAGTAAAAACACATGGAGTTAATGGAGTATTTAACGAAGATTTAATTAATATAGTAATTGATAGACTTGAACATTTTCAAAAATCAGAATTCAATTGTATAGAAAATGAAAAGGCAATTGAAAAACTTAAAGAATCATTAATTTGGTTAAGAAAAAGAACCGACGACAGAAAAAAAAGAGGTGTACAAGGAACATATAAAATATAAATAAGTGAAGGAGAATAAAAAAATGATATTTGCAAGTTTAAAAAGTGTAGAAAATAAAATTAAAAAGTTAGGTTTTAAAATAACAAACAAAGATAAATTAATAGTACAATTTAAAAGAGAAAATAAACAATTTAATTATATTCATGGGGTCGATATAGTACATAAAAAAAGTGGGAAACATATAATACAATCTTTTCAAAACGATTCTCCAATCTCTGAATTTGATTATATGGTGGGTTTAACTTTTGAAGAAACGGAACTATTTTTAAAATATGCTAAAAAATTAAAATGGTAAAATATAATTAAAGGAGAATAAAAAAATGGATAATGTAATTTTAAAGCTTGATAAATTAGGTTTGGAAGTATTACAAGATGTTATTAGCGAAATAAACGATTATAGAGTTTATGAAAGTGAAGAACAGGAAAAACTTAATGAAATTAAAAACTTTCTAACTTGGGATAAAATTAAAAAATTTAAAAACTGTGAAATAATATTAAAAAATTTGGAGGATAAAGGAGAATAAAAAAATGACTGATGAAATAATTATAATAGAAAATAAGCTTGAATTCATAAGAAAAGATAATTTTTGGTATGCTAGAAATAATAATAGAAAACGTGAAATAAAAATAACTAATAATAATATTGTAAAAATATTAGATGAGATATCAGAAGAAAAAAAATTTATGACTAGAAATCAAATCATAGAATTGATTCTAGTAAATTATATTAATATAGGCGAAGAGATTCTAGTAAATTATATTAATATAGGTGAATGAGTTTAAAATATTAGTTTTGAAAACTCATAAAGAAATAAAATTAGTTGATTGCATTATAATATAATAGATTGCCTTTTAAATAGCCTTTATTTGAGTTTTAATATTAAAGTGATGAAATTACATGAATAATATTAAAACTTGATTAATGGCTATTTTTATTATTTAAGGTTCTTTTTATTCGGAATATGATATAATATAATAATTAAACAAGGTTTTTATAATGATGGGTAGATATTATGAAAGAAGTTAAGAAAAATTCTTAGCTTCTTTTTTATGTTTAATATAATGTGATTAATAAATTATTAAAAATATAAAGGAGATTAAAAAAATGTTAATCGATAGAACTAGTTATTTGTCAGAAAAACACAATATAAAACATATGAAAATGATAAAAAATGCAATAGAAAAAGAAATCAAAGGGATTAAGATTGGGAATAAAAAACAATTCACAAACAATCAAGTAATACAATTATATGAAAATTTATACAATAAGATTGCTTATAATATAGAATTAGAAGAACAATTTTAAAATTAAATAAGTTTCTTTTTATCCGGGGAAATGATATAATTTCAGAATAATATATTTATTCATTTTTTAAGTGTATCAATAATTTATTTTTTTGGGTAAGTTTTTTTACTGAAAATACAAGCGGCAGATATTAAAAAAAGGAGTTAAGAAAAATTCTTAGCTTCTTTTTTGTATATTAAAAAAGTATTGACAAGTATACACTTTTTTTAATATAATGTGATTAACAAATTTTACAAATAAAGGGGATTGAAAAAAATGAAAAAACTTATTATAAATGAAAATTATAAACCTGCAATTGAAGTGAAACCCATAGAAAATTTAGATTTTTTTGGTGGAAACTATAATAATTTTGAACATGAAGATATTTTATATATAAGAGACAAATATTTCAAAAGACAAATTCAAGATAAAGTAAAATCATGGATATCAAAGAATGAAAAAATGTGTTATGTAAAAATTAATGGAAAACCATTAATTCAAACATATTCAGGTTTTTTAGGTCAAATTATTATATTTGGTGCTAAAATTTCAGATACAAGAACCGGAGATTTAAATATAAAAATAAAAAATTTTGGTCAAGGTGCAATGACTGAATATTATATTAATTGTAACCTTGTACACTCAAAATATAAAATTTATCCCGGCTATACTGGTTTAAAAATAAATTATTAAAAATTTTATTTTTTATCATGTTATGAAATATGTATTTGATAAAATATAAATAAATAAAAATAAAAATAAAAATTAAAGGAGAATGAAAAAATGATTAAAAAAATTATAAAAGTATTTTTAAATTCAAAAGCACAATGTCCAAAGTGTAAAGGGTTTAATACAACTTATTTGCATGCGGCAGGTAAGAATTTTTGTCTTGATTGTAACGAACCATTTTAATTTTATTAATAGTTTGTTATAATAAAAACATAATATATTTATTCACAAAGTTTCTAAATGCAAATAAAATTAGTAGAGAAAAGAGGTTAAGAATTAATTTTCTTAGCTTCTTTTTTTTGTTTGAAAGATATAAAATGATATAAAAAGGAGTTGAAAAAGAATGGGAGATATACAAAGTAGATTAAAATCTAAGGTTGTATGGGTATCAATAACAACGGCAGTTTTAACAATAGCCGGGGAAATTGGTTTGTATGAAAAAATCGGAATAGAAAGGCAATCAATACAAACTATAATTGATGTTATACTTTTAACCTGTACAAGTTTAGGAATTTTCAACAATCCTACATCGAAAACTAGTTTTTAATATGTTATAATAATAATATTAGAAATCTATTTGAATTAGTATCCTACTATATAAAAAAAGAAGACTTTTTAAAGGTCTTCTTTTTTTATTTTACTTATTTAGAACTCAGAAAATGAACATAAAATTTGATATAAATATTATATATTAAAGCTAATATTTTTTCTAGTTTCTTTTTATTCGGATATATGTTATATTTAATATAATCTTTTGATTTTAAGAATAGTATTTTTTTGATTGTTATTTATTAAGTGTATTGTTTTTTCATTTTTTTATTTTCTTTTTACGTAGATATATAATAACCAATAAAAGCCAAATTAATTTTTTTGGCTTTTTTGTGTTTTAATGCTATAATATATATACTTCCGGTATCAGTAACTTTTAATAAGTAAATAAAAACTAATAAAATTTAAAAAAATCTAGAGTTAACACTTTAGATTTTTTTAAATTTATTTTTTTGCTTTTTTGTTCAAAAACTTATTGCATAAATGTACAAAAATTTATATAATAATAATAAAGGAGATTTTAAAAATGTTTGGAGAATTAAAAAATATAAATATTAGAACAAAAAATAAAATGGTAGAAAAAAATATTAATTTATTTAAAGAATTAGGTCCAGTAAATAAGGAAAATATTTATTTAAAATGTGGAAGGCCTAGACAAGAATATAATTTAAATGAAGCACAAAAATTATTTTTAATATTTTTGCTAGGCAATACAGAACAAACAATAAATATTAAATTTAAAATCACAAAATTATTAAATAGAATGGAGGATTAGAAAATGATAAGAAACAATTTGCAAAAATATAGAAAATTCCAAGGACTGAAACATTCGGAATTATCAGAAAAAATAAATGTATCCGTTTCAACTATAAGAAAGATTGAAAAAACATATTATTATCCGAGATATTTAATTAGAAGTAAGATTTGTAATTTTTTTAATGTAAGTCAATATCAAATGTTTTTAGAAGAAGATTAAAAAAACATAAAAAAAAGGAGATTTTAAAATGAAAAAGGAATTTAAAGATATAATTTTTGACTTTGATGGTGTTATCCATCAATACAGCGGTTGGAAAGGTCCAGAAGTGATTGACGGTGAACCAGTTCCGGGAATCAAAGAAGCTATTCAAGAAATAAGAAAAGAATATAGAGTAGTTATATATTCAACACGATGTAATTCTGGGGATATGTTGAGATGTAATAAAACATCGGGACAGGTTGCCATTGAGAGATGGTTATTAGAAAATGATATAAAAGTTGATGAAATCGTAAATAAAAAAGTTCCGGCATTGTTATCAATAGATGATAGAACAATTTGCTTTGATGGGAATTCAGCCGGTTTGTTGAAAAAAATAAAAAAATTTAAGGTGTGGTACAAATGACAATTACTTTTGAAACTACTAAAAACACAAAGTTAAAACATATAAAAATGTTAAAATTTCTTTTAGAAAGATATATAGAACCAACACCAATATTTTATGAATATAAAACTAGAAACATAATAGTCAAATTTGATAATAAAAGATTTGATATTGTTAGTTTAACAAGTTCCATAAGTTTTATATTAAAAATTTTGCGATTGGGCGATAATCAATTACAACCTATAGGATTTGACACAAATTAACGAATATAACCGAATAAAAGGAGACTAAGAAAATGAGAAAAGAAATTAAAATTCAATTAGAGGCTGAAAATTACGATTTTTTATTGGAGTTAAAAAAACAAAATAAAGATAAAAATATATCAGACTTGATAAATTCAAACTTAACAATGTTAAGAGAATTAATTTCGGCGTTAAAATCATTATAATTTATTTTATCCGGAATGATTAAAAGATTGGAGAATAAAAAAATGAATGAATTAAAAAGAAAAGAACTTTATTGTAAAATGAGATACTGGGAGTATGAAGTGGGAGAAGAATTTTTGGATTATAACGAGATTGTGTTTGAAAAAGATTTATTAGATTGGATGAAAAAAAATAATTATGTTAATGAAAGTAAATATAATTATTGGATTGAAGCTTTAAAAAGAAGTCCATTTATTGAAATTTCAGATATGTTTTATTATGATACAAATTCTATCTTTAAAAAATATGATAAAGCTTGGAATATTACCAAAGAATTTAGCAAAATTGTTGATAAAGACGCATATATAGAAATATATATGATTGCCGGAATCATTGCAGATTATGAAAATATTTATTTATATGAATTTGAAAAAGCTTTTGAAGAATATCAAATAGAATCTTATGTACCAGAAAATTATATTGATAAATTTGTAGAAGAATTTGAAACAATAGAAACTTATTTAAAAAGTTTATAATTTTGAAAAGGAGAATAAAAAGATGAAAGCATATTATTATTATATAATCACTTGTTTATTAAGCATAATGTTTGTCGGCCTAAAATTAACCGGTTTTATTAACTGGTCTTGGTGGTGGGTAACGTCTGGATTTTGGGCGATTCCTGCAATATTAATAATATTTTTAATGATTTGTTGTGAAATTATCGGATTTATATATTTATTAAAAGAAAACGAGAAAAAAAGAAAATGAAAGCGACTATACATTATTTTAAAGCTAAAAATAAATAAAAGGAGTGTTTACAATGGGTTGGTGTGCAATTGATTTTTGTAATGATATATGGATTTTAGTTAGAGATGAAATCAAAGAGGAAAATCAAAGAAAGATTGCCGAAAAGATAATCGACCGTTTTTACGAAGAAGATATGGACGATTGTTGCGGCGATACAGAAATCGAAAAAGTATTAAAAACAAAAATTAAAAAAGTTGACAATACAAAAATTGAAAAAAATGATAATGAATCAAAAATAAAAGAAGCAATTAAAATATCTAATAATGTTTTATATTTTGATGATAGTTCAGACTATCAGACTGCATTATGGGAAATCTTAACATTGTTAACCGAAAAAAATTATGATGATATAAATTTAGAATATATAGATTAAATAGGAGTAGGAATTTAAACGGTTTAAAAGCCGTTTTTTTTATGAAAGGAGATTAAAAAAATGATACAGATACAACAAACAAAAGTAATAACAATATTTCATTACGAATATAAAACAACAAATATTACGGTTGGTATTCCAAGATATATAACTATTAATATTAAATATATTGAGGATATATTTAATGATGAATATATTTATTTTATTAATGTAAAATCCAAAGATTGCGAATTTAATTTTAGAATTAAAGAAGAATCAATTTTTGAACCATTTTTAAAATTAGAAAAAATAAGAAATATTATTGAAACTGATAAACAATTAAATGACGAAATACACGAAAAAATAATTCTATCTTTAGAGGATTATTTTGATAATAAATATAAAGAATATTTTAAAAATAAATATGGAGATTTCACAGCTAAAAAAAATAATATAAATCTTCAAGGAAGTATAAAACTAACAACAGTTGCAAAACCAAATAAAAAGGAACTTAAAATTAAAAGTAAAAGTAGTTTGAATATTGATTTTAAAAGGCCTGAATTTATATTATTAAATGAATTATATTATCATTTAAAACTTATGATAGCTATAAAAAAAAACTAAACGATAATTTACAAAAAGTTACAATTAGACGCGAAACGCCTTAAAATAGGCGTTTTTTTCTTAGCTTCTTTTTATCCGGAAAAACTTTTAAAATATTTTTTAAAAAAAGTGTTGACTTTAATAATTAAACGATATACAATATAGACATGTTAAGGAACGGCTTAACAAATTAAAATTTACCGGAGGTAGTTATTATGACTATAGTTAATTTTTTAGAAAAGAAAGAAAGTGTTATTGAAGATTTGAAAGAATATTTAGCAGAAAATAGAAATTCAATTGATAAAAATTATAGTAAATTAGAAATTTGTTTAACAAAAGTAAAAAATATAAAAGCACCTATTACAACAGAAAAAAGTATCAAAATTGAATCATCTTTACAGATAGCATTAGGAAAATTAGAAAGAATAGAAAGAACAATAAATTCAATAATTTCTAAAATGGAATTTGACAAAACAACAAAAGGAATGCAAGTATTCACAGTTGAAAATATATAGAAAAATGGGAGGGTCAAACCTCCCGAATAAAAATAAACTTGGAAGGAAAATAAAAAAATGAAAAATTATGAATACTCAATCGAATTAAGAGAAAAATATAATTATAAAGATTCTTGGTGTATGGAAAATAGTTTTGATTTAGCAAATAAATATATAAATTTTAGTGTTAATAAAATTTTAAGGGCAATTGGATTTATAATAGATAGAAATGAGAAAGTTGCTATTTTCCATTCTTGGAATGTTTTAGATAATTTAATAGATATAATAGATGTTATAGCACCTGAGACGTTAAAAACTGATATTGAATATCATTTAATATCAATAGATAATATAGAAAATAATTTAAAAACAATAAATGAGATTACAGAATATTATAAGAAAGAAATCAAAAAATTTGTAAGTGAAAATAAAAATTTTAAAGTTATTTCGCATAGGGAAGTAACAACAGGCGAAATAATATATTTTAATTTAAAAAATTTGGAGGAATAAAAAAATGGAATTGTATATGAAAGTTGGATATTGTGATGAACGAATTTAGGATAAAGTGTTGACTTTTACATGCATATGATATACAATATAGGCATGTTAAGAATTTACTTAACAAATATTTTACCGGGGGTATATTTTATGAAAAAAACTTTTCTTGGAAATTGTGAAAAATTATGCTTGTCAATATGTAATAGTTACACAAAACAAGAAATCAAAAACGAAGAAACTTTAGAAGTGGAAGAAGTGATTTATTCTTGCCATTATTGGGCTTGCAAAGAAAAAGACAAAGCAAGAAAAAAATAATTAAATGGGAGGGTTAAAAACCTCCCGAATAAAAATAAAAAGGAGAATAAAAAAATGAATTATAGAGAAATTATCGAAAATGAAAGAAGAGAAAAAGAAAATTTAAATATATTAAACACATTGAAAAATATGTTTAACAAAAAAGAACTTGAAAATATTGTAAAAACAATTGAAGATGAAAACTTGCAATTTGATAATATCATAATTGTAAATGATATAAAAGAATTTTCTAGCTATGTAACAGATAGTATATATGAAACATATAACTATCTAAATAATAGAAACGTTGGAGTTTGTGAACGATTCGAAAATATTCCAAAAAAAATTATATTTGGAGACGAATTACAATTTGGAAAAAAAATTGAAAACGAAGAAGATGGGATATGTCATCTTGACGAGCCTAATTTTGATATAAATAAAAAATATATTGTTTATGTTGAAACAGAAGATGAATGCACAGCAATAGTGAACCCAGAGCAAAACAATTTCCATGATTTTCAAAAACTTTTAATAGTTTTTAAAAAATAAATAAAAAAATTAAAGGAGAATAAAAAAATGAAATGTAAAAATTGTTGGATTTGTAAAAAATCAGCTTGTGAATATTACAATAATATTAATACAAATGACGACGTTGACCCGACTACCGATTTTTTTGGTCTAGGAAAGAAATCTTTTGGGAATAACAAGACTAAAAGAAGTGGTGGGAAAAGACCGGAAGGACCAAAAGGATTTTTTTGATTAATAAAATAAAAGGAGAATGAAAAATGTTTTATAAAATGAGTGAAGAAAAATATAATAAAAGTTTTAACAAAATGAAGGACGACGTGAAAAACAAAAGCAGACAACCATTCGAAATTTTAGTTAATAATTTTGATAGATGTTTAGAATTAAAATTATCAAAAGAAGAAAAAGAAGATTTAATAAATTCATTAAACAATGATTTTTATATTCGTTTAAAATCTAAAATTAATATAAAAAGAAATATAGTATCTGGCAATTTAGCCGGGAAAAAATGTAATAGGATTGTATTAGATGAAATTGTTAAAAGTAATGATAATATAAATATTAAAAATAATACGGGTAGCATAAATATTGCAAATGATAATTCACAAATAAATACATCTACAACAGTAATTAGAAAGAAAAAATATTATTAATTTACTTTTATTCGGATAATTTAAACGAATTTTAAAATAAAAATAAGCTAAATTTTAAAACCGCTGATATCAACAGGTACAGCGGCTTTAAAAATATCAACTTTAAAACCAGTAATATCAATAGCTACAGCGATTCAAGAAATAATAATATTCGTTTGTAGCTTTTTTATTTTCTGTAATGATTAATTGTAAGATAGATATAAAATTAAAACGCTGTAAATGAGTCTATGAAGATAAAAAAAGTGTTGACTTTTTTAAATAAATAATATACAATATAGACATGTTAAAAAACAGTTTAACAAATTAAATTTTACCGGAGGTATATATTATGACTATGAAAGAAGCATATAAAGAATTGTTAAATACTATCAGAAGTTATAAAAGAGACGGTTGGGAGCTTTGGCACTGGTCCAGACGTGAAATGTTTTTTAAATCTCAAGCATATAAAAAACTAGATACTTCTAAAAACAAAGTTTACAAATCTTTTATATTCAAATCAATTGATATAATGGATAAAATCGAAAATGAATATACTATCAGAGAAGAGCAGGCAATAAATGAAAGAAAACAAATAATTACAGCAATAAAAATAATGAAACAATTTATTGAAAATCCAGAATATGAAAATATAAAATTTGATAAATATTCCAATTTTGAATTAAAAAATATGTTAGATAAAATATGCGAAATAAGAAACAAAAAATTGCAGTAAATCAATAAAATAAAGATTTTGCAAAGTCAGCACCGAATAAAAAGAAACTTGAAAAACTTTTTAAAAGTGTTGACTTTTATGTCAATATGGTATACAATATAGACACGTTAAGAAAGTGAATTTTACCGGAGGGAAGGGATTATATAATGAAAAAAACACACCCTCAATTATATAATTATTGCATTAATAATTTAGATTTAAAAAAGGTTTTAGACTATATAAATGTAAAATATTAAAACAAAAAGGAGATTTGAAAAATGGAAAAAAAAATTCGTGAAGATGGTTTAACAAATCTGATTGATTTTGTTAAATTCATGAGAGGCAAAGAATATGTTAAAAAGAAAGATATTGAAATATACGGGTATGGTTCTAATAAAACTATATGGCGTTATATGCAAAAATTAAAAAAATTCGGGGTTGAATTTGATTCAGATATAGGAAGGTTCGGAAACGGAATAAAACTTATTGAAAAAAACAGACTATCAGAAAATGAAATAAAATTAATTGAAAAATTACTAAAAAATAGAAAATATATTGATTCAGAAGAAATTTTAAAAAAAATTCATATTATGAATGATAAAGTTTTTTAAAAAAATCAAGAAAATATTATTTATTCGGGAGGGGTTAAAAATGAATATAGTGAATATTAGATTAAAAGACGGAACAGAGTTAATAATAAAAGAAATATTCAATCAAAAAATATGATAATATATTTATAGTCTTGAATTATTATGATTGTAAATGTAAAAAAAAGTGAGGTTAAAAAAATCTCACTTTTTTTTATTTATTTCTTGACATATATTTTTCTATGTGGTAATATATATGTATAGTAAATAATTAAATTATTGAAAGGGGTTCATTATGGATATATTTGATATGGAGCAGTACGAGGAAGAAGAGGGAAAATTTATAAATAGTTTAGATTTATCAAATTGTGATTTAGACGAAAATTATTTAACGGAAGAGGAAAAGTTTTTAGATGATTTATTGAATGAAAACTTAGATACGCTTGACCTAATAAAAGAAAGATAGATTTATAGCGAATTTGGTGTAAATGGGAGCATTGCCCGGCGGTTATCGGTTCGAGTCCGATATATTCTTTAAGAATATTATATCAAATGGGAGAAGCGGGGCGGTGTTGGTTCGAGTCCAACAATTCGCATTTTAACAAATAAAAAAAATAAAAATCTAAAGGAGAATAAAAAAATGAATAAAAATATTAATGTTGCAGATTATAAGGATTTAATAAAATTTTTGATTGATAATGAATTATTTCAAAAAGGATTCATTAATGAAAGTGATAACACAGAAAGATTTTCTGAAAAATTATCAAAAAAAATTATTGAATTAAAAAATATTTCAGAGGATTATTCAGAAGAATTAATAGAATTTATAGAAGATACTTTAATTTTTAATTATGAAAATGTTACAAAAATTGAAGATAACTCAGATTGCACCAGATATTATTATAATAATAATTTGTATAAGTTTGAAACTGTAAAAGAATTAGAAAATAAATTTTTGATAGGTGCATAAATAAAGCCGGTTCGATTCCGGCATATGCTTTTTAATAAATAAAGGAGGTTAAACAATGGATAATAATAATAGAACTTTTAAACTTTTAAATCTATTATATAGCAAACAAGGCGAATATATAAAATCAAAAGAAATATTAGAAAAATTAAATTTAAAATCACATAGAAATATTCATCATATGATAGCTAAATTAAAAGCTTTAGGTTACAATGTGCAATCCATGGCTGGATATAATGGCGGTTATAGGATAGTAGATAATGATATATTATTTGAAAATGAAATTAATCATATAAAAGCATTATTAGAAAGAGATGATTTATTAAATACTTTTCCGAATAACCAAAACACAATAATTTTTAAAAAAATCTTAAATCTCAATAAAAAAGTTAAATTTAAATGAAGGAGAATAAAAAAACATGGATAACAAAGAATTGAATTTTAAAATCGAATTGTTGATAGATGAATTAAGAAGATATAAAAGCGATAGAGAAGACCAATTAAATACTAATAAACAAATGATTGAACTATATAAAAGAAAATTGACTTTATTAGAAAAGGATATCACAGACAAAGAACAGTATATTAAAATACAAATCACTAATTTACTAGATGTAAATTTAGACAAAATGAAAGAAACAAAAACAGAACTAAATTATAAAACACCATCGGCAAAAGTATATTTTAAGAAACAACAATCTGTCATGAAGTTAAAAGAAGATTTTAACGAAAATGAGATACCTGACAGATTTATAAAAGTGAAAAGAGATGTAAATTGGGCCGGATACAAAGCATTATTAAAAATTGTTGGTGATAATGTAATTAACCAACAAACCGGCGAAATTGTAGAAAGTGTAAAAATAGAATTAAAACCTGAAAGTGAATTAAATATTAAACTTTTGTAATTTCATAATTTACTTTTATTCGGAACTAAGTTATTTAAAGCTTAGTTTCTTTTTTTGCGTTTTCATGTATAATTTAAATATATACTTTAATGGAGGTGTTTATCATTGGGAGACAAAGCAAATATGTAACACATGTTAAACCAAAACTCGATTTAATAGAGTTCTGGAGGGAAAACGGCGACACAATCGAAATTATCGCAAAAAAATTAGGAATAGTAAGACAAACATTTTATCGCTATATGGACACCTATTCGGAATTGAATAAAGCAATAGAAAAAAGTAGAGAAAAATTATTATCTCAGTTAACCAAAAGCTTATACAAAGAAGCAACTGGCTACATGATAGAGGAAGTATCAGAAGAATATATAGTCGACGAAAACGGCAATAAATCAGCCAAAAAAAAAATAAAAAAAACAACTAAATTTATGAGGCCGTCAACTTCTGCTTTAATTTTTGCAATTAAAAACTTAATGCCTGAGAGATTCCAACAAGCCGACAAAACAGTAATAATTCAAGATAAAGACAACGAAAAGACATTTACAGATGAAACTATACAACAAGCTTATAATGTTTTATATGGAATTAAACCGGATAAAAAAGAACAGGTAGAGGAGCAAATAAAACAATTAGATGAATTTGGGAGCGATGACGAATGATAGAGGCAAAAAACGTTTATGATGTTGGGGACTCATTCGCTTGCAAAGCTCCACGGACCAAAGAAGAATTAGCCGTTTACTGTGCGACTGTATTTAATAATCGTGTACCATATCCGGCTCACTGCGAAGACCATCAAAGCATTCTTGACGCTTTATGGTCGGCATATGCAGAAAAAGACGATTTCTTAATTTGGTATGCTATGCGTGGTACTGGTAAGACGTGGACCTTATCAATTTTATCGTGGCTTGAAAGTGTTTTTAAAAAGAATTGCGGAACTACAGTTCTTGGAGGAAGCTTAGAACAAAGTCAAAAGGCTGTTGCATATCTTGATTTGTTGTGGAGTTTTCCAAACGTTCCAGCCCATATGTTAGTTAATGGACAGGTTGCCGGGCGTGGTTTTCGACTAACTAATGGTTCATGGGTCACGGCTTTGGCGGCCAGTCCTAAAAGTGTCAGAGGGCCACACCCGCAAAAATTAAGACTTGATGAAGTTGACGAAATGGATAAGGTTATATATGAGGCGGCATTAGGTCAACCTAAGTCAAATCATGGAATAAGGGATAATATTGTTATTTCTTCTACTTTGCACCATGCATTCGGTTTAATGACTGAGATAATCGATAATAGAGAAAAAATCGGGGCAAAATTATATCAATGGTGTTACAAAGATATGTTAACGCCTTACGGTTTTTGGACTTTTGACGAATTAATGAGAAGACGTCGACAAATGAGTCAAGCAATGTGGGACGCCGAATATGCTCTTAAACGTCCTAAGCTTGGAGATACTATTTTCGAATGGCAAACGGTCGAAAATTCATTCAGAAGAGGCATAAAAGATAAATTTGATAGAGATGTATATTTGAATGAAGCCGGTATTGATTGGGGTCATACATGCACAGTATTAAACATCATACAAGACAATAAAGAACGTTATAAATGCGTTGAGTCTTATTCATGGGAATATAGAGAGTTAGTCGAAAGGTGCGAAGAAATAGCCGATATATGCGAAGATAGAAGAATAAAAGTTATATATTGTGATTCTAACCCTAAAGATTCCGGATTAACTTTAATAAATATTTTGCGAAAAAAACGTATTCCAACGCAAGTTATTCCGGTCGCTTTTAATAAATGGAAAGATATTTCTATAAATGTGATAAGATATTTGTTAGAAAGAAATTTACTAGATATAACAGATAAAACTTTACAAGAAAAACTTAAAAAGTTTCATTATAAAAACGTTGACTTAGAACAAATTGACAAAGTCGACGACCATTTTCCAGACGCATTGATTGCATGGGCGTCTAGTAGATGGAAAATATTAAACATTCCAAATAAAAAGAAAGGAGCATAAAACATGTTTTTAAAAGATAATTCCACGTTTCCACCGGTTGAGTGGGAGTTTTGGCAACAAAAGTATACAGAGTGGGGGGCGTGGTATTCTGGAAGTCCTCAACAGCTATTAGAATTTTATAGAAATAAGATTCCAGATACTTATTATAGGACTAATGAACTTTTTTGGTCCGCCGCTGATATTGAAACGTTCGCCAGTGCTGTAAATTGCCCATTGGCGGGAGACATAGCACAAACTAGCAGTAACTTATTGTTTTCTGAAATGCCATTAATTACTTATGACAAAAGTTTGCAAGCGGGTCAAAGAATAGACGGATTTATAAAAGATAATAATGCATTTTCATTATTTCAAGAAGGTGCAGAAGTTTCCGCCGCTTTATCAGGTTGTTTTTTAAAGTTAGATATTGATAGTTCTATTTCACAATATCCAATTCTAAGCATAATTACACCTAGTCAAGCATTTCCAACATTTACATTTAATAGGTTAAAAGAAGTTCTTTTTTATTCGGAAATTCGCAAAGAACAAGGTGGGAGTGTTATATTTAGACTATTTGAAAACAGAAGAAACGAAAACGGAAATTTATTTATTGAGTTCAAGCTATACAAAGGAACAGACAAAAAAATAGGTAATGAAATTTCTATTGATAGCTTAGAAGAAACACAATATTATAAAGATGTAGTTTATAATAATATGATTGGTCTTGGTGTTGTATATGTTCCGAACATGAGACCAAATAAAATAGTTCCTAAATCTTACTTAGGAATTAATGATTATTCCGGCTGTATTTCATTACTTGATACACTTGACATGGAATGGTCGTCTATGGCTCGAGATATACAGAACGGACTAGGACAATTATTTATAGATGAAGAACTTTTAAGCCGTGACCAAAATTTATACACAGCGGAAGGAAAAAGTTATTTAAATAATTTTACTAAATTCCAAAAAACTTTTATTAAATTAGATTTCAGTAAAAAAAATATGTCAGGTGATGATTCAAAACCTATTGAATCGATTCAATTTGACATGAGAATTAACGAACATTTACAAGCTATTGAGGGCTTAATAGTTGAAATAATTGGCCGTTCTGGGTATTCGCCTAATACTTTTGGCTACAATATTTCGGGAACTGGCAAAGATTCCGGAACAGCTTTAAAAATAAAAGAAAGAAAATCATTTTTTACTAGAGGACGAAAAGAAAATTATTGGGTTAATGCAATATATAATTTATTAATACAAGTTCAATATCTAGACAATGCTAGTAGTTTAATGTTTTATAATACTGATGAAGACATAAATATTAACTTAGAGGATAGCATTTTAGTTGATGTTAAGGAACAATCGGAAACTATAAGAAATTTAGAACAAGCAAGGGCAATTAGTACATATATTAAAGTTAAAATGCAATATCCATCATGGGAAGAGGAAGAAGTCGAAGCAGAAGTAAAAAGAATTCAAGACGAAAACGGATTAACAGAAAACGACGGTTTAAATAATAATGATATAATGTTAGAAGATGAAGAACAGGAAGAAAAAGAAACCGAATAAAAATAACTTTGAAAGGAAGTTAAACAATGAATTATAAAAGTGATAATAAAAACAAAGGAAAAAGGTTTGATTGGGAGGATAAAAAAGAATATGATTATAGATTGAAAACTGAAAAAGTTATGCAATCTATAAAAAAGCTTTTAGATAAGGTAGCAAAAGTTAAAAGCGAAGGACCTTTAAAAATCGAAAACGGTTTTGATATTTCAGTTGAATATTTAAAAACTATAAACGTTCCATTTATGTATTTAGATGTTAATAAGCATTTAATTAAAGCAATAGAAAATTATTCGGCTGGATTTAATTTATTAAAAGATTCTCAAAATAAAGATACTAAAAAAATAGTAGAATCTGGCGTAAAAATTAGAAAAGGGAATACATATCTTGAATTATCAAAAATAGAAATATACGAAGCCGTAATAAAAAAGGAACAGGAAAAAAGGATTGATTTAAATGTCAAAAATTAATGATATCGGGGATAAACTCGGAATTATTGGAAATACAGTTTTGTTTTTATCCGGAATTGCATTAATGAAAGCAGTAAAAAATTTAATAAATAATCTCGATGATATTTCAAAGCAACAAAGTATATATAATACTGAAATCTCACAAATAGCAAATGATTACAAAAAAGATTCTGAAAACTGGGCTGATACTGAATTAATATCGGCTTATTTGCTCGGAATAGCTTTTGCTAACTCACAAGTAAGTAAATTAAAAGATACTAAAACGGCTACAAATACGATTATAGGCGGAACTTTTTTATTTAAAAATATCCCGACTGTTTTTCCAACTTTGACAAATAATATAGTATCTCAATTTAAAAATTTTCCGCAACATTTAAGCATTGTCGAGCTTATCAGGTCACAAAGTTATAGTTATACATCAAAACAAGCTTTTCAAATATTACGTGCGGCTAATGATGAATTTAGAAAAGTTTCGATTTTAGTCGGAAGTAAAGCATTTAAAGAAGCTAATTATTTTACAAGACTGAATTTATCACAACAATTATTGAATGAGTATAGCCGAAGAGGTTTGAAAACTATTACATATAAAAACGGAGCAGTACACAACATCGAAAACTATTCGGAAATGTTAGGCCGCAACATGACAAATAATGCTTTTAGACAAGCTAATTTAAATAGATATATGGAATATGGTTACGAATTGGGCCAAGTTTCAAGCCATTTCCGGGCATGTCCGTTGTGTATGCCTTATGAGGGCGAAATTTTAAGCCTAGACGGTAAGTCAAAACAATATCCTTCTTTGTATGCGGCAATTACCGGCGGTTTGTTTCATGTTAATTGTTTTCATTCAATTTCACCATACACAGAAAGAGAAAGTATTTTAAGAAATGTTAGTATTGACCCGGCCGAAGAATCTTTAATAAATAAATATGGATATAAAGAAGCTCAAGAAATTGCTTATAATGCACAGCAACAACAAAGATATAATGAAAGACAGATAAGAAAGTATAAGCGGTTAGAATCGACCTCGCTTGATAATAAAACACAATTAAAATATAAATCTAAAATATCAGAATGGCAAACAAAACAAAGAGAATTAATTAACACTAATACTTATTTAAAAAGAAAATATTCTAGAGAGCAAATTAATAAAGCTCATTAAGAAAGGATTTTTATTATGAATAATGAAAAATCATGTTGTGAAACAACAGAACAAACAATAACAAGGTTACAAGAGGAAAATTACAAATTACATGAAGAAATAAAAATGTTACATGATAAATTAATTGAATATACAAACATGTTAAAAAATATTGAATATAATGTTAATTTAACAGTTAAACAAATCAATAATGATGATTTTATAAACTTCTTATAAACTTTTAAAAAATAAAGCTCATTAATACAAAATGGGCTTTTATTTTAGTTTTGTATCTATATCTATAAAATTACATTAATGAAATTTAAAAACTTAATATATGCCTTTAAATGAATTATAAAAAGTTATTATTTGACTAGAATTATTTATTAATCCGAATAAAGAAAATATTCTTTTTTATCCGGAAAAATGATTCTAGTTTATTATTTTATTTTTTTGGCATTCTATTAAATAGTTTTGGCATATTAATATATTTTTTTGGCATTTATATATATTACTTTGGCATATATATTATATATATTATATATATATTTCTTATATAATATATATATATAATATAGTAATAGTAAGAGATACAAAGATTTTTATATATTTTTATATTTTTTATAAAATGCCAAAATGCCAAAAAAAAATATATACCCTATATATTTTTTTTTGCTCAATTTATATAAGGTATATAATTTAAAGTGGCATTTTGGCATTTTAATTTTTTTATTCTTTGAAAGTATTGATATAACAGTGTTTAAGTCTTGTCAAAAGTCGGCATTTTTTTGGCATTTTTTTGGCACTAGTTTTGGCACGATTTTGGCATTTAGAAAAAAGTTTCAAAAAAGTGTTGACTTTTTAACTTATTTAATATACAATATAGACATGTTAAAGACATTAAATAATTTTACCGGAGGAGGATTTAAAAAATGAAAAAATATGTTGGAATATTAAGCCCAAATCAAGAAACTATAATAATTGACATTGCTGAATTTATAGATAAAACACAGCCGGGAGGGTTAGACGAGTATATATCAGGTTGTGATTATTTTGTATCAAATTCAAAAACAGAAATATTGTCAGAATTAACACCACTGGCTATTTATAATATTGTTTCAATTTCTGATGATACAGAAAGACAAGAAAAATTATTAAATGAAAACAAAAAAATGTTTGAAGCGGAAATTTATTTCCACAGAGGAAAAGAGGATAATCAGGAAATCGTAGACATGGCAGAAGAGCATTTGTTTGATGATAAAAGCATTGAAAAATTAAGATACTTGGGATATGAATTAAACATGAAAGTCAGAATAACTGACGATTATACAAAAATTATAGAAGTGGAGGGGAAAAACATTGAAGATAAAGACATTTATATCTAAAATTGCAAGAAAGTTAAAAATAAAATTATTTAATAAAGAAGCTTTGACAATAAAATATAATCAAAGAATAAATAACAGATATGAACACTATGTATATTTTGGAAAAGTATATATAGGAAAAAAAGTTACTAAAGAAAAAATTAATATAAATGATTTTATGGAATCTTTAATAAATGATAAATATATATCAGAAGATTTTAAAAACGAAATAAGAAAATCTATGATTTGGCAAAATAATTAAATCAAAAGGAGAATAAAAAAAATGAGAAAAGAAGATTTAACAATAATACAAAAATCACAAAGAGAAATACTGTTAATTTTAAAAAATGACTTCAAAGAAGAAGTAGAAAAATTTAAAACATGGTTAAACGGAAAATATAAATATCAATCTGCTTTAATGGAAATAGAAAGTAATGAATCTATAAAAGCATATAAAAAATACAAAATAAAAAAAACAAATAATATGTTAAAGGTTTTAATTGATGAAATTAAAACAATTACAAGCCTAACTTTTATTGGCGAATGGTATAATAAAGAAAACAAAATAGAAAAAACTATAATATTTGAAAAAAAATCAAATTATTGGACTGAAATTATTTTATCAATTTGGAATAATTTTAATAAAATTGGATATAATAAATTTTTAGATGAGTATTGGGAAACTTATAATTTCGAACCGGAAGTAAATCCATACATATGTGAATATGAGGGATTAAATGAATAAAAAAGGACATTACGGCGGATTCGTTGCGGCGGCCGCCGTTTCTTTTGCTATAACAAAAGACCCGATTTTAAGTATTTCCGGTGCTTGGTTGGGTTCATTTATTCCAGATGTAGACAATAAAAAATCACATATTAATTCACAAATTTATTTATTTAGAAGTTTTTATAAACAAATTCAAAAATTGGCTTTTAAAAATTCAACAACTTATAATATTTTTAAACATAGGGGAGCGTTAACACATAGTTGGTTAACTATTGCAATAATAGCAACTCTATATAAATATTATGATAATTCTTTTTTATTCGGTTTGTTGATTGGTGTTTTTATTCATCATATATTAGATATGTTTACATGTCAGGGTTTAAGGTATTTTTACCCATTGAAAACAAAACTTTTTTAATATATAATGTAAATAGGTATAGTAATTATTTAGTTTGTGTTGATGTCTACAATGTTATTGAGCAGAAAAAAAAGCGGCTTTTAAAAAGGTCGCTTTTTTTCATTAGAAAGGAGTTAAAAAGTGAAAATTGGGAATTTTAGAGGGCAAGTTCATTGTTTAGAAAAATTTGAAGGTGACACAATCAGAAAGAAAGCAAAACAAGAAAAATTAAAAATTGAATTTAAAAAGTTTAAAGATGAAATGTCAATTGATGAAATTCAATGGATTAAGCGTGTTTTATATGATGAAGAAATATATTTAAAAGAACATTCCGAAAATGATTTTATTAATACTGTAATGAATCGTAGGAGTTGCCGCATATTTGGCGAAGGATTAAAAAGAAATGATATAGAGTTAATATGTAAATGTGGAGGTTTAGCCCCGTCAAGTTGCAATCGTCAACCCTTAGAAATTATTGTAATTGAGGATAGAATTAAAATTTTTAATATAGCAAAAGTTAAAAAGCAAAATTTTGTGAATGGAGCAAAAACATTAATAATTCCTCTGGCTGATAAAAATGTATATCCAAAACCGAATAACGCAAATATAAACAGTTTTTATTATTTCATATACTCAGATATGGCGGCAGCGGTTCAAAATATATTACTGGCGGCCGAAAATTTAAAAATTGCCATGTGTTGGGTTAATTTATCAACTATCAAAGAAAGAAATTATATAAAAGAAAAATTACTTTTGCCAGACAATTTATTGCCATTTTGCTTGTTGCCGTGTGGTTATAAAATTACAGAAACAGCAAGACCGGGGCGAAAAGATATTAAAATACATTTAAATAAATACTATGGAGGTTAAAAAATGGACACAAAAAAAATTGTTGTAGTAATACCGGCCCGAAGTGGTTCGAAAGGAATAATTGATAAAAACGTTTCAGATTTTAAAGGAAAACCTTTAATATTTTGGACTATAAACCAAGCTTTAAGATTAAAGAATATTGATAAAATTATAGTATCAACTAATAGTCAAGAATATGGCGATATTATCAGAAGTAACGAACCATTTAATAAAGTTGATATTGTTTATAGGCCTGATGAAATATCACAAGATAATAGTTTAGACATAGAATGTTTTCAAGATGTTTTAAATACTTTTTCAATGATGAATTATAAACCAGATATTTTTATTCACTTAAGGCCAACATATCCAACAAGAAAAATCGAAGATATAAATAAAGCTTTGAAAATGTTTTTAAATTCAAATGCGGATTCTTTAAGAAGTGTTACAAAAAATAATAAAAGCGTTTATAAATCTTATTTCTTGGGCGAAGATGGATATTTAAAAAGATGTATTGATAATATTAATATAGAATTTAATAATTATCCTAGACAATTATTACCAAATGATTTTTTACATAATGGTTGTATAGATATAGTAAAAGCTGAAACTGTTTTAAATGGGTCAATGTCTGGTAAAAAAATATTACCTTACTTGATGGAAGAAATAAAAGATATTGACACAATAGAAGACTTAGAAAATATATCAATTGAGTTTGATAAAATACCAAAATTTCAAACTTTTTGTTTTGATATCGACGGGGTAATTTGTACTAATAATATAAATTATGAAAATGCAATTGAAATAAAAAGCACAGTTGATTTAATTAATAAATTATATGAAAATGATAATAAAATAATTATTTTGACTGCTAGGGGTTCAATTACTAATATTGACTGGTTGGATTTGACACAAAAACAATTAACGGAATGGGGCGTAAAATATCACGAATTAAGATTTGGAAAACCGGCCGCCGATTATTATATTGATGATAAATTTATAAATTTAAATAAATTAAAAAAGGAGATTGAAAAAAATGATTAAAATAGGAATACTGACTCTGACAAGTTATATTAACTATGGGAACAGGTTGCAATTATATGCGATTCATAGAATGTTAAATGTTGTTTGTAAAAAGAAAAAACAAGTTGATACTGTAATATTAGAATTTGAAAATAAAAAGAAAATAGAATCAAAAGCAAGTTTGTTAAAATCTCAGAGATTAAAAAGAACAACAGTATTTAAAGAATTTTCAAGTAATTGTTTTAATGAAGTCCGAATAAAAGGCAATAATGAATATAAAATGCAGGAATTAGACAAGTACGACTATATAATAATTGGAAGTGACCAAGTTTTTAACCCTTCTTTAAAATATCCGTGGCCCTTTGATTTTTGTAGTTTTTTAAACCCCGATAAAATTATTGCTTTATCCGGAAGTTTTGGGCGTTGTTACTCAGATATAGAGCCGAAACTAAGACCATTTTTTAAAAAAGGATTAAGCAGAATTAAAAATTTATCAGTAAGAGAAAAAACCGCTCAAGGGATAGTTTATAAATTAACTGGTAAAGAATCAAAGTTAATATTAGACCCTTGTTTATCTGGAAATAAACGAAGTTGGGGGACTTTTGCAAATCGACAAAAGGCATTTTATAAACCTGATAAATATATATTCACTTACTTTTTGAATCAAAAGAGATTAAATCCAGAAGTTTTAAGTTATATTAATAGACTAGCAAAAAGAGAAAATTTAAAAGTTATAAATTGCAATGACCCAAAATCAAATTATTTTTTTATAAGTCCTTACGAATTTGTCGATTTAATAAGACATGCAACATATGTTATAACTAATAGTTTTCATGGTCTTTGCTTTAGTGTAATTTTTGAAAAACAATTTTTAATATGTGATATAAACACCAATTTATCGGTACAATCAAGAATTGATGATTTATTAGATATATTAGATTTGAAATATAGAAAATTTCAAAATGCTAAAAATAATATAGATGAAAAAATAAAATATGATACTTCAAAATTAATTTTACAAAAGCATAAAGGAGAAACAGAACAATTTTTAAAAAAAGCGTTAGGATTAATACAATGATTGGGATAGCAACAAGTATGTATAATTATTATGATAAATATTTAATAAGATGGGTAAAATCGATATGTAATAGCATTATAAGGCCTGACATGGTTGTAATATGTCAGGCAGGATATAAATATAATGCAAACTACATAACAAAGGCTTTATCTATTTTAAAACAAAATAATATAAAATACAAATTTATAAAAGTCAAATTTGAAGATATGGGAACGGCAAGAAATGCGGCTATAAATAATCTAAATACAAAATGGGTTATGTATTTAGATGTTGACGACGAATTGTTAAAAAACGGCTTAAAATACGTTTCAAAACATATTAACAAAAATTGTGATGTAATAGTAGGGGGAATGTTAATTAAAGAAAATAAGAAGAAGCTAAGAAAATATTTTAGTGTGAAACTTTATTCAAAAAAAGAATTAAAGGGCGGTAAGTGGTTAAATTCTCACTCATTATTTAAAAAAGAATTATTTAAAAGGGTCCAATACCCCAAATCAGAATATTGTAATAATTTTTTTTGGGCGGCTATTGCTTCAACAAATGCAAGATTTTTATATATGAATAATCTAGTAACTATTTATAATAAACATAATACAAGTCATTCCGAGACTATAACAAAAATTGATTTAAAAAAATGGGAACTAGAATTGAGAAAGTTTTTAAAGGAGATAAACAAAAATGACAATTCAAAAGGAATGCAAAAAAAATTATAAGGAATTTTGCAGATATTTAAAAAATAAAAGAGTTATAGTGGTTGGACCTTCTAGTAATTTGATGAATTTTGAAAAAGGAAAATATATAGATAGTTTTGATGTAGTTGTAAGATTGAATAATAGTTTTCCTTTATTCGGTGACATTAGAAAACATTTCGGGACGCGAACGGATATTTTATATTATGTATCAGGTGGAATTAGTGAACATTTCAAACATATAAAAAACAATTATGGAATCAATGTATTATTACATGACAAAATAAAATTCATAATATTTAAAAAGGGTTTTAACTCAAGTTCGAATAAATACAAAAGAAAATTTAATAGCTTTTTTAATAATTATCATAATAATATAAAAATATTCCCAATGAAAAAAGTAACAATGTATTTAAAATCAATTTTAAAATCAGACCCAAACATGGGACTTTTAGCAATGGAACATTTATTAACAACAGATTTAAAAGAATTACATGTTATTGGTTGCGATTTTTACAAATATCCACATTATCCGAAGTATTCAGTTTTACCAGAATTTAAAATTGACTATGATAAAAATATTTTGGTTAATCAAAAAACAGGTTGGAGACAGAAAACAAGGCATATAACATCAATACAATTAGAATATTTAAAAACTTTATTAGTTAAAGATAAAAGATTGATAATTGAAAATGATTTAAAAAATATGATATTAGAAAATACTTTGAAACTTTATCCGAATAAAAAATACAATGTAATCATTCCAAAAATTATCCATATAGTTTGGATAGGCTTGAAAATATCAAAAGAATATTTGAATAATATATATACTTTTAAAAAATTAAATCCAGATTGGGAAGTGCGTTTTTGGAGTGATAAACAAATAAAAAGAGAAAAATTTGTAAATCAAAAGTTAATTGATTCAATGCCAACTTATGCGGCAAAAGTTGATATAATACGATTGGAAATATTATACAAGTATGGCGGCGTTTATACTGATTGTGATAGTATATGCTTAAAACCTTTAGATAAATTAGTTGAAAATAAAAAAGCTTTTGGAATGAATCACGAAAACGGAATTGTAGCGAATGGAACGCTAGGAGCGATAAAACATTATGAAGGATTCAAAAGACTTGTATATGGATTTAAAACGCATATAAACACGCTTAAATATAAAAGCGTAAACACCTTACATTTAACAGGACAATATTATATTACACCAATTTTAAAGCGATACGACGATTTTAAATTGATTGACGGAAACTTAGGTCGTGGAAATCGCAAATTAATTTGTTCCGTTTATGAATCTGATTTATCAAACTGTTATATTTATCATGATTTAGCCAAATCGTGGCATAAACAAAAAAATATATTTATAGATGAGAGGAAGTTAAACAATGAGAATTAAAAGAAAAAAACCAGTGTTAATTGCTGAGATTGGGTGTAATCATATGGGAAGCTTAGAAACTGCTTTTGATATGGTTAAAATCGCAAAACATTGTAATGTTGATATAGTGAAGTTTCAAAAGAGAGATAATAAATTACTTTTATCCGAAAAAGAATATAATAAACCATATTTAAATAAAAATTCATATGGTGAAACTTACGGAGAACATAGAGAATTTTTAGAATTTAATTTAGAACAACACGAACAATTAAAAAGGCGTTGTGAAGATGAAAATATAATTTATAGTTCTTCGGTTTGGGACTTAAACAGTGCTAACGAAATTATGAGTTTAAAACCTGAATTAATTAAAATTCCTTCAGCTCAAAATAATAATTATGAATTAGTTAGTCATTTATTAGACTGTTATAACGGTAAAATACATATTTCGTTAGGAATGACAAGCTACAAAGAAGTAGAAGAAGTTTTTAAAATGATAGGAAAATATGAAAGAGAAAATGATGTCGTTTTATATGCTTGTACCTCTGGTTATCCGGTAGATTTTAAAGATATTTGTTTATTTGAAATTGATGGTTTATCAAATATGTATTATAACGAATTAGGCATAAAAGGGAATATTGGTTTTTCTGGTCACCATCTTGGAATAGCTCCGGATATTGCCGCATATACGTTAGGGGCTAATTACATTGAAAGACATTTTACACTAGATAGAACTTTGAAAGGAACAGACCACGCCGCAAGCTTAGAACCAGAAGGATTGAAAAAATTAAAAAGGGACTTAATATCGACTTATGAAAGCTTAACATATAAACAGCATGAAATATTAGAAATAGAAAAAACACAAAGACAAAAATTAAAATTTAAAAAGGAGTTATAAAAAATGAAAAAATCAATTAATGAAAAAGTTTTAGGAATGGAAAAATTAAAAAGAAAAGTTTTAGAAATAGAAAATCAAGAAATAAGAGAATATATAAAAAAACATGGTCAATTTCATTCATTAAATGAAATGTGGGCAGTAGTTGAAGAAGAAATAAAAGAAACAGACAAAGAAATAAAAGATTTAAATAATATGATTGAAAAGATTCAAGAGTCAAACACTATATTATTTAAAAACGGGGTAATGGATAATAATATAAAACAATTATCAAAATCATATAAAACGATGCACCGAATAGCTTTAAATCTAGTTTGTGAAAGCATACAAACATTAAGTAGTTTGGGAAAATCAATCGATTTCTTAGATGATGAAATAATTAAAAATGAAGATAAAAAAATGTCGGGATTGTCAGGAGTGTAAAAAATGGATTTAATTTATTTAATGGGTGGGACTGGTAAAAGAGCCGGTCTAGGTTATCCGAAACAATTTTATAAAATGTTTGGAAAGTATTTATTTTTATTCGGACTTGATGTATTTTGTGATATTGAAGAAATAGAAAATATTATATTACCTACTGCAAAGGATAGACAATACGAAATCAGAGATGTATTAATTAAAAACAATTTATATAATAAAAAAAAATTTGTTTTTTGTGACAAAGGTAACACAAGACAAATGTCGGTTTATAATGGATTATTAAAAGTTAATACGAATTTAGTATTAATTAGTGAATCGGTAAGACCTTTTATAACTAAAAAGCTTGTAAAAAGAATTATAGAAGATGATTACGAAAATGTAACACCGATTGACAAAAGTAAAGCAAGTGTTATTGATGTATTTAATAATATTTATAATAGAGATGATATCGGGACGGTACAAATGCCGCAAAAATTTAACCGTGAAAAGTTATTAAAAGCTCATGAATGCGAAATTGAAAAAAATGATATTAATAATACAGATGATACAAAAGTACTTTTAAAATATTTTTCTTGTATTAATGTAATTTATGGAATAGAAGAAAATATAAAAGTTACTACCCCTTTAGATTTAGCAATTGCAAAAGCTATATATAAATATAAATATGAAAAAATGGGGGCCGAATAAATGGAAACTGTTTTGATTTCGGGGACTTCAAGAGGTTTAGGAAAGGGCCTAGCAAAAAAATTTTGTAAAAATGATTTTAATTATTATGGATTAACAAAATGGAATGATTTAGATATAAGAGAATATGAGGTTATAAATAAATACATTGATTATATTCATAAAGACCAATTTCCAAAGATATTAATTAATAATGCAGGGATATGTCAACAAGATAATTTACTAGAAGCAGATATAAAAGATATAAAAAATATGTTTGATGTTAACTTTTTTAGCTTAGTAAATTTAACACAAGCTTGGGTTAAAAAATGTATTGAATATGATTTGAAAGACTGTAAAATAATAAATATTGCAAGTACAGCCGGAACTGGTCCAAGGCCGGGCCGTTCTTTTTATTCGGCAAGTAAAGCGGCGGTTATTAATTTTAGTTTATCAATGTCTCAAGAATTAAAAGAGTATGGTATAAAATCATTTTGTATATGTCCGGCGGCTTTTGATTCAGATATGAGACATGAAATAGAACCAGATGACGATTTTAAAAATATGATGAAACCTGAAACAGTCGCCGAAAAAATATTTGATATAATAAAATTAGATTTAGATAATCAAATAATTTTTATTAGATAGGAGTTTAAACAATGAAAGTTAAAGTTTTAAATGTAAATCATTTTAAAGTTGTAATAGATGATATTATATTTTTTCCGTTTAAAGAAAGAGAATTTAATTTTTCGAGTTCTTCAACTTTATTTAGAAAAATTAGAAGTCAAAAAAATTTTAAAATTAATCAATACAACTCGAAAGCGTTTTTAAAAAGAAATCATTGCGAAATAGGAGAAGATTTTAATTTTTGCTATGATTCGTCGAACCAACATAAAGGAAATGCGTATATATACGCTATAGAAGCATTGAGCGACCCTATAAAAAAACATTTGAATAATTCTACATATTTAGAAAGACCGGGACCGGGTTTAGATGGTAAAGGCTTAAATATTAGATATTTTTCAAGTATGAGGATAGGACAACAAGGGAAGACCCCGGTCGGACCTCGTGACATATTTTATAGCCATGGCATAGCGGATAAAAATTATTGGATTGGTTCAAGAATCAGCAGGTTTAAATATGCTTTTGTTCCGGGGCCAATATGGTCTCAAAGAATGAGAAATACAGGATATAAAGGCGAAATATTCGAAGTTGGCTACACAAAACTAGACCCGATTTTTGAAAAATTAAAAAATAAAAAAGAAGAAAAGAAACCAGATAAAATAAACGTTTTATGGTGTCCAACTCATGGATATAGTAATAAATATAAAGGCCGTTCGAGTTTTCCAGAGTTTTTAAATTATATAAAGTTAATTGATTCTAGATATAATTTTTTAGACTCTAAACATCCAACTACAAAAAAAGGCGAAAATAAAAAACAGATTCCAACGCTTGAAGAATATTGCAAAGGAAACACCGTTGTAATAGCAGACGCCGGAAGCACTTTATATGAAGCATGGGCGTTGAATATCCCAGTCATTTTCCCTGATTGGATATGCAAAAAAGATGTTATGCAACATTTTAATAAAGATAGAAATAATTTAGAATATATGATTTATTCAAAACAAATCGGATATCATGCAAAGAATATTCAAGAATTAAATAAAATGATTGAAACCGCCGCAGTGAACGGAATGAAAGACGAAGAAAAACAATTTATAGAAAATATTTTTCCTTCAAAGCTTAGAGGGAAAGCAGGAGAAACCGCCGCAAAAACTTTAACGGATATAAAAAAAACATTGTAAATTTTGTTATTTTATTATAATATATCATCATAAAAGATTTAAATAAATTTGTTATCATAATTACGTATTGTTGTTGAAGTATTTGGTTTTTGAGTTTTTATTTTTTTAGTGTGTTCCTTTACAAGTGATTTGTTGTGATTAGAGCAAAAAAAGTCTAATATAATGTTGGACTTTTTTTATGTTTAATTTCAAAAAAAGTATTGACAAGTATATACTTTTTTGCATATAATATAATTGTATCTCCGGTAAGGATACAACATTGATAAAAATTTATAATATTTTGTTTATTTTTTCAAAAAAAGCTATATTAAAAAATCTAAGACTAACTTAGATTTTTTTTATTGTTTAAAAAGTATTGACAAGTGTACACTTTTTCGATACGATAATAATATAAATTATCGGAGGTATAACAAATGACTGAAAAAGAATATATAAAATCAAATTTGAAAAAAATATTGAAATATTATGGTTTGAAAGAAAATTCCGGTACTAACTGGGACTGCTTAGATTATAGACATAATAATCATTTTAAAAAAATGACTGTTCGCAATGACTATTGTTGTTGTCACTGTGGAATAAAGGGCGATAGTTTAAATGTTATTGCCTATTTTGAAGGTTATACAAATAAAGAATTTACAAAAACACTAGAAAAAGCAAGAGAAATTTTAAACATAGAAAACGAACAATTCGAACATACAAACAAGCCGAACAATCCGAATAAAAAAGAACAAGAAAAAAAGATTCAAGAACATAAAAATTTAAAAGAAAATTTACTTAAATTAGATGAAAATATTAAAAATGCTCTTAAATCTAACTTAAAATTTAATTATTATTGGTACTTCAAAAAAAGAGGTATCAACAATAAAGAATTATTAAATAAAATGTTAATAATGAACCCTGAAAAAATAATTCCAAGCTTCTTTTATTCGGAAAAATCAAAAAAATATTTAAAGGATTATACAAATATAATACCTATCTTAGAGAATGGAAAAGTTGTTAATTGTATTTTAAGAAAAAATAATAACAATGGTCTTAAAGTTTTAAATCTTAAAAATGCACCATTAAAAATTTATAATGCTGATATTTTAAGAAATGAACTTAGAAACGAAATAATTTTTATTACAGAGGGTATTTTTGATTGTTTATCATTTGAAAATGAAAATAGAAAAGCTATTTCTATTAATTCAATTACAATGTCAAATAGATTGTTTGATATTATAAATATAAACAAAAAGAAATATAAAAACGTGGTTTTTGTAATTGCATTTGATTTTGATTTTCAAGGTAAAAAAAATTATGGATTAGAAGCGGCTCAAAATTTGCAAAAAAAATTAACTGAAATTAATATAAATTCAAAAATACTTAAAATTCAAAAATATAATGATATAAACGATTATTATGTACAAGATAAAGAATCATTTATATATAGATTGGAAATTTTAGAAAAAGCTTTAAATAGAATTATATATAGGATATAATAAAAAATAAAATAAAATTGAACGGATACAAAATATTCGGTTGATATGTTGTAAAAAGAAAGATTTTAAAAAGGTCTTTTTTTTTTTTGCATATTTTTTTCTATATAGAAAAATAACGAAAATATTTTATTTTTTTGTCGAACTAGTTTATAATGGTTTTAACCCTAACTTTTCAATACTTGGAATGTTGACGAACATAAAACGGAAAAGTCGACGGACTTAAAACGGACAAAAAAGAAAGGGTGATATCATGAATAAAAAATTCTTAAAATTATTCAAAATTATGTTATTAGGTCCATTATTTCCAATATTAGCTGTTCCAACAGATGAAGGGAACCAAGAAGACGAAACAAACCAAGGGGACGGAGAAAATAATAATTCTGGTGAAGATAACCCGGATAATGATAATACAGATAATGAGGAAACAAATAAAGACTTAAAAACATTTACTCAACAAGACATCGACAAAATACTTGCTAGAAAAATCAAACAGCAAGAAAAGAAAATCCGTGATGAATACGAAGCAAAACAAAAAAAAGAACAGATGACAGAAATTGAAAAAGCTAACTTTGAAAGAGACGAAGCAAACAAAAAAGTCGAAGCATTAAGAAAAGAAAACGAAGAAAACAATATAAGAACGGAAGTTTACCAAGTAGCAACAAATTTAAACGCTGTTGATGTTGAGGCCGTTTATCAATTATTAGACAAAGAAAATATAATAGTTGAGAATGGCAAAATTTCAGGAGTAAAAGAAGCGGTAACAAATTTATTAAATAATAAAAAATTTCTAGTAAAAAACATTGAAACAAGAGCAGGACACGAACAAAATAACAAAAATATACCCGATTCGAACAAAGCATTTAACGATATGATTCGCAATGCTTGGAGAAGATAACACCGAAAAAGGGGAGATTTTAAAATGTCATATATTCCAAGAAGTGGGGCAGAGGCATTAATGCCAGAGGAGTATCAAAGGGAAATTATACAAGAAGTAACGCAAATGTCAACAGTTATGTCTATGGGTTATAAAGCTCCAGACATGGCAAGAGGTCAACGAAGGTTACCGATACTGTCAGTATTACCAACAGCTTATTTTGTAAATCCTGGGCCACAAGATAGAGGCGATATCGGATTTAAAAAAACCAGTCGTGTGATGTGGGAAAACAAATACATTGACGCCGAAGAATTAGCTGTTATTGTAGCAATTCCGGAAGCTGTTCTAGATGATTCAGATTATGATATCTGGGCAGAAGTAAAACCGAAATTATTAGAAGCTTATGGAATAGCTTTTGATATGGCCGTTTTGTATGGAACTAATGCACCGGCAGTATGGCCAACTAGTATAGTAACAGCGGCAACAGCGGCAGGACATTTGATTGTTGACGATGGTTCAACCACTAACGATTTATACGATAAAATTATGTCTGAAAATGGCTTGTTATCAAAAATTGAAGAAGATGGTTTTGACAATTCTGGTTTTGTTGGACATTTAAGAATGAAAGCAAGACTTAGAGGGTTGAGAGATTCAAATGGTTTACCTATATTTAAGTCTATTTATAAAGAAGGAATGCAAGGCGGAACGCTTTATAATTTAGATGGAGAATCAATAATGTTTCCTAAAAATGGAGCAATTGACCCGGATAGGTCTTTAATGATTGCCGGTGATTGGTCAAAATTAATGTATGCTATGAGGAAAGATATAACTTGGAAATTATTAACCGAGGCAGTAATTCAAGACCCAACTACAGGCGATATTTTATATAATTTGGCTCAACAAAATATGGTCGCTTTAAGGTCTTGCATGAGATTAGGGTGGCAAGTACCAAACCCAATCAATAGAGTTAATGAAGATGATACAACAAGATATCCGTTCAGTGTATTTGGTCCAGCAGGAAGCTAAGAAAGGGCGTTTTTGCCCTTATTTCTTTTTATTCGGAAAGGGGTAAAAAATGAAAGCAATTTTTTTAAAAGAATCAAATTACAAAGGTAAAAAATATAATAAGTATGATGTTATTGATATGAGTTTAAAAGATTTTAACGCATATAAAGAACTTTATATAGTTGATTATGCTATTAGATATAACATTAGTCAAAAAGAAGATTACAACAATATGTCATATAGAGATTTACAAAAGATTTGCAAAAATAAAAATCTTTATGCAGTAGGGACTAAAGAAGATTTAATAAAAACTTTAGAATCTCAAGAAGGTGCTTAAATGAATGTCAACGAAAAAAGAGTTTCAAGTGGGGGGACTGCTTATAATATAGGGGTCAACTTTAAGTTCTATGATACAGAATGTTAGGAGGGTTGATTATGGATATGGATGAAAAGAGAGTTCCACGGGGCGGTAATGCTTTTAATTCGAGCGGAGAGGTTGTTAATTACATTGATATAATTGACAGTTTATTGAATTTTCAATTTGCTCGAAAAGGCGGAATTTTTATTGATGATACATCTGTTCACGAACCGGAAGCACCATATCAATTTATTGCAATTCAGGCAATTGAAGACGCTGAGTTAAAAGCAACAGGGAATATATTAAATGCAGATAGCATAACGCTTGCGGCAGGTATTAGTATATACGGGATTTTTTCAAATATTACTTTGACAAGTGGGAAAGTTATAGCGTATCAAGGCTAGATGAAGGTGGGAAAATATGTTAGGGCTAGGATTACAAACAAGAAAACAAAATATTTCAGGATATAAAGGATTATTAGATGATTTAAACATTGATAGTTTTTGTAAACTTGGTTTTTCAAATGTTAAATTGACCAAAAATTTCGACGGATTTTCACACTTGATTTACAGAGAAGCAGACGCAACTACTAAATATTTTTATTTTAAAGGAAATGGGATGATTGATGAATATTCAATATTAAATTGGTTGAATGGAAGCGTTGGGAAGGTTAAACAATGGGGGAATCAAGGAAATATTAATTATCCCGCCTATCAAAACGACCCAGATAAAATGCCTGAAATTTCAAATGGGAGCATAATTCATGAAAATGGTTTTTATTTTGATGGGATAGATGATTGTTTTCAAGTTGATGATTATTCAGGAATTCAAATTGTAAATCAAGACTTGAATATATATTTAAATATAACCCCTATTGATTCTGGGGGGATTCCTTTTTCAAAAAATATAAATTCCGCCGGGGCATCGCAATATACAATAACTTTAAATTATGGATTAGGGGCGGTTTACTCAATAATGGAGGGAAATATCCGCCATTCTTCGCCAGTGCCGTATAATAACAATTCTGTAAATACAATGATGTTAGATTGGTCGAATGATATAGTTACAATGAAGTGTAATGAAGATTTTTCAACCGGGAATTATTCTAATACATTAACTAATAGGGAATATGTTAGAATTGGGTGTATTCATGATAGTGATTTAGGAGAAGACCGCTTTATTAAAGGGAATATAAATACAGTAATGATATTTAATAAAACTCAGTTAAACAATTATGATTATATTGCTAGTAAAGTATAAAATGTAAGGAGGATTTAAGTTGTCGTATATATCACAAGCAGAATATAATAGTTTTACTGGTCGAGATATAAGTGAGGCTACCTCGAACCGTCTTTATACTGCAAGCAAACTGTTAGATTCAAGGATTGGGAATTATCCAATTTTTGAGGACGGTTGGAAAATTAATGAAGATTGGAAAGTCGATGTTGATGGGGTAAATATGACCTTACATACTTCTAAAATTGAAGCAGTAAAAAGGTGGGTCGCCGGAATGGTTTCTTATTTATTCAAAAATGGAGACAAACCACCATCAACAGATAGCGGAGTAAAATTAGGCCGTTTTAGTGTATCGGGAACAAGTTCAAGTAGTACAAGCGTTCCAGATGAATTAAGTTATATTGATTCAATTCTTGTTTCGTCGGGAATTATTAATCTAAAAGTTGGGAGATATAGAAAAAATGAGTTTAACGAGCTTTGCTAATTTAATGACTCATAAGATTGATTTTATAAAGATGGATAGAAATTATAAAGGCGATTGGGTCGAATTGGATTCAAACGAATTAAACGGATTTGTTGAGTATGGAAATATATATACAACAAGCGAAAACGGAGAAGTATTACACGCAAACGCTATTGTTTATTTAGATGATACCGCCATACCTTATATTGATATACATCATGAAAATTATAAAATCAATCAAACATTTCCTTATACTAGAAATGATTTAGAAGTTTTAAAAATTGACCCGATAGACGACCCAAGAACAGGCTTAACGCACCATTTCGAAATATATGTAAGGTAGTGATAAAATGGCGAATAGTTGGAGAACTTGGAGAGGCGAAGAAATAGAAAATATATTAAATGGAATTTGTGAACAAGCAATAACAGAAACTTTGAATAGTGTTGGAAATACAACAGATTCTATTATACCACTTGACGAAGGACCATTAATGAATAGCAGATACGAAGAAACAAAAAGCAGTAAATCAAAAAGCGAGGGCGTTTTATCATATGGTGGAGGCAGTGGAACTGGTAAACCTAAGTTACCATATGCGATAAGATGGCATGAAAATAACGCCAATTTTCAACATGGGAGACAAAGCAATTATTTAAGAGGTCCTTTTAATAGAATTGCAGTGAAAAAAATTAAAAATATTTTAATTTCAAAAATAAATTCAAGATTTTAAATTTAAAGGTGGTGTAAAATGATTGCCGAGGATTTAATGTATTATTTAGAAACTAAAGGAATTGGAACGGTTGGAACGACTTTATTTTGGGACTTTGAGCCAGATTTACCAAACAATATAGTAACTTTATTAGATGAGGAAGGGCCAACAATACCAGAGGCTGATTCATTAAAAGTTGATATTTTTGGGGTTCAAGTCATAGTTAGAAATGATAATAAAAGTACAGCAAAAGAAATATCTAAAGCTATACATAAAATGATTGTGGGTTTTGGTGGTGAATCCTTAATTAATGGCGGCGATATTGTAAGTTATATCACAATTAATACACCACCAACAAGCATTGGAAAAGATGATAAAGGACGAAATAAATATTCAAGTCATTATAATATAAGAACTCAAAGCACAAATGATTCTTATAGATTATAAATCTGAATAAAAAAAGGAGTGTTTAAGTATGGCAACAAATGTTGTAAACGAAATTAAGTTCGCAAAAACAGTTGTAAAAGTAGGCGGATATGTAGTTGCAAAGGTTACAAGTTGGACAGATACAGCAGAAACAGCAGAAGAAAATATAACAGGTGCAGAAGATTATATAGCGGGGACAGATGTATTAAGGGAGCAATACACATCAATATCAGTAGGACAAACCGCAGAATTAGAAGGAATCGCAATTGAGGACCCAACGTCAGGGAGAGACGACGGACAAAGTGCATTAAAAGAAGCGGCGAAAAGTGGCCAAATAGTTGAATTAGAAAAAACTAATTTTAATGGATTTGGTTATACATATAGCGGATTTTTTACAAGTTACGAAGAATCTGGCAGTAGCTCGGAGGTTTACAAATGGACCGGTTCGTTTAGAATTAACAGCGAAACAGAAATAACACCGGGAAGTTAATAATAGTTTTTTTATACGGAGGTTTTAACATGGATAATAAATTTAATAATGATGAAAGAGAAAGATTACTTGACAATAAATTAAATGAATTAGCAGAAAATCAAAACGAAAATTTAGTAATAGACTTTGACCAAGCCATTGAGGAAGAACAAAAAAATTTTATAGAGATTATATTTGAAAATAAAAAATATAAATTAGCTAATAAAATGCCTTTTAATTTTGCAATGTTTTTCTTTAGAAATTGCTTTAAAAAGGTAGGGAATAAAACAATTGTTGAAATTCCAGACGAATTAACAATGATTTTTATTGAAAAAATGTTTGGAAAAGAATTTTACACTAGTTTAATTGAATCAAATAAAAACTTTTCTTTTGATTTGATATTTAAAAATTTAGGTTTTAAAGTTCTTAAAGCTTGGGGGATAGATTTTGATTCACCAGAAGCACAAAAAAAAATCGAAGAGATGAAGGAAACAATGTCAATGTATTAATTTTCGTGTGGGGTTGGGGTTATATTGAAGCCGATTTTATAAGATATTACAATATAGATATTTTAGATTGTTATAAAAACGACTCTATTACGTGGAGACGTTTTTTAATATTAATAAAAGGGTTGCCGGCTGATTCAGCATTTAAAGAATTTATAAGAGATAAAAAGAAAAGGTCATTTGTTGAGTATGACGGACTTTAAAAAGGAAGTGATATAAAATGCAAGTAGGGGAATTATCCGTTAATATTACAGCTAATACAAGTCAGTTTTCGTCTGATTTAAATGGTGTACAAACAATGGGTAACAATTTTAGTTCTAATTTTAGTAATGGGATTCAAACAACACTAACGGGAGCGTTTGGAAAAGTTGGAACAGTAGGAACGGCGGCATTTCAAACAATATCAGGCGTAGCTTCAACGGTTAAAAATACATTGGTAACGGTCGGGACAAGTTTAACACAAAATGTTACTTTACCTCTTGGTGCGGCTTCTTTAGCCGCTTTAAAGCTTGGGGCAGATTTTGAAAGTTCATTATCAAAAGTTACCGGGCTTGTTGGAGTAGCTTCTAATCAAGTTGATGAGTGGGGGAAAGAAATTTTAGATTTGGCCCCAGAACTGGGAATAGCACCAACAGAACTGGCAGACGCTTTATTTTATGTAACTTCGGCAGGTCTTAGAGGTGCAGAGGCTATGGACGTATTAGAAATGTCAGGAAAGGCGGCCAGTTCTGGACTAGGAGAAGCTAAAACGATTGCCGACTTGGTAACTTCTGCAATGAATGCCTACGGGAGTG